TCTAGGTCGCTCGCTCCCATGCTAGCATAGTCCGTATGGTTCATGTCTGGGAAGTCACTCAGCCATCCGGCAAGGATAGCATGTACCAGATAGTTCTGTATTTGGTTGGTCAGCACACCGCTCAATCTAGGTGGCCAAGATGCCAAGGTTTTGATGGTGATTGTGAAATCATCAGCCAGTGCCTGTAGGTCAAACTGCTGTGTGGTCGAAGAAGAGAATCTTGCCAAGAAGTTCTCTAGGTCGGTTATTGCTTCCCTATAGTAGATGTCCAGCTTCGCTTCCTCGCCATCACTCGCCCAGACGGTCTGAAAGTCCACCTCTGGGTTATGCTGCGCAATGGTGGCAGATAGTCCCTCTACCACGCCCATCACGCTCTTCTTCACTATTTTTATCGTTATTGTCTTCATACGCTCATTTCTTTCTGTGCCATAGCCAAATCAACAAACCAATCACTGCTACTACAAGGGTCCAAATCATCTTGGCGGTATACTTCCCCAGGGTGATATACTTTTGCTCTGCTTTAGATAGTTCTCGTTCCATCGGCTTCGGAATATAGATAGTATCTCGTTTGATGAAAGAATCCGTCTTCACTTTGTTCAGATACCTGAATCTATCTTGAAGTACAAGCCTATCCTTAAAGATAGTGTCACCTCTCTGATAGATATACACGCTATCCTTCCGATAGATGCTATCTGTTTTCTCCACCGTGTCCGTTCTTACCACATATTGGGTGTGATACTCCGGAATGGTCACATACTTCGTCTTACAGCTCGACAGAAACAATAAAGAGAAATAAGCTACCCACACTAGCAAATAAATAATAAAGTGCTTTGTCGTTTTCATAAGCCTTGATGTTATGAAATATTGAGTGCTCGCTTGGACCTTTTCAAATACTCCTCGCATTTCTCCAGTCCTTTGTAGCCACCGTTAATTTTCCGTCTGATTGCCTTAAGATTGTCCTCGTCTGCCAACTCATTGCAGCCGAAGGTATCAAATATCCACATCGATGAACGTGTTGCACCAAGAGGCTTCTCCAACAACTCAGGCTGCTCCACGACATCATAGCCACAATATCCGGCATACTTCCTGTAGTTGGCTCGTCCTGTTATCTGTATCAGTCCACGCCCTTTATACCTTACCCCATCACCCTTATGTGTATTGCCAAGGTCTTTTCGCCCCTCATAAGCCTTTCCGCTGGCTATCTCCTTGGTATATCTCAGTTCACCACTCTCATGCGCTATCTGAGCCAAGTAGTGCGCCCACCTCAAAGGCGTGTTGATTTCAAATTCCTGAGCATACTTATTCAGGTATGGCAGAAACTTCTCTGCCCTCTTTCCTGCATTAGGCATCGCCATCAGCAGCTGCTCCAATCTGATTTCCTTCATTTCCATTTTCCTTGTTGTTTTTATATTCTTGGTATCTCTTGAACATTGGCATTTTCTCCACGAAGCCCAGTGTCAGCGCATAATAGCAATAGTCCACTAGCCTGTACCAAGGCGAATCTGGCACCAGCATTCGTTTCAGATTCTTCAAGATGTTTGTAGTGAAGAGATAGGTCGCGGCTATGCACACCCACTTCACGCAAAACAGAGCCTCAGCATCCGAATGCAAGAAGTGACCGATGATAAACAGTGCAGCCACCGTCACGAAAAACACCGCACAGCAAACGAAGAACATGCCGAATTTCTTCCAGCTCCATTCCTCACCGTTAAACACCGCTGCCACGATGCCAAGCACCAGGTTCAGCCCGAACAATACCATCATGGCAATCATAAAATCTCTGATGGGTACTAGCAGACTCAGAAAAGTCCATATCGTCCCAAATAAGTAACCTCGAATATCATTCATTTTCTTTTCCATTTATCCGTCCCCACTCCGTTATGGAAACGATGCAAATTTAAGCCATCATTCCCGATTCTCAGTGATAAGTTGCGCAACTTCATACGAAAAAAGAGAACACAAGCCCTTTTTCCTTAGCCTGCATTCTCTTCTTCTGATAGTTTTCTTTTATATATCTCTAGGTGTTATGGAATCATTTCTAGAAGAGCAAATTGATTCTTCACTTTTCGTTCCTCACTCTTCACTTAGTTAAAGTACCCCCACGCCTTGCACTTTCCGTATGGGTTATCATCGTCTCTCAGCCAGTTCACAGCCAAGTCCACCATTTTGTCCATCAGCTGCTCCTCGCTATCATCGGCAAACCATTTCTTCATCAGGTTGTAGTTGTCCGAATATACCATGTTCAGCACCACGGCAAAGTCCCATTGGTTGTAAGGGCGAATCTCGTCCTTCACCGTCTCATATATTTCCTGCGTCTTCGCCATGGTATAGTAAGGAGCACGATGCTCCACCTCCTTATCATCCTCAAAAACCATCTTCTTAATTTGAGCCTCAGCGAAGAAGTCATTGAAGTGTCCGTTGCCCACTACCCCATAGATGTCCTTATACAGCAGCAAGAGGTCTTCATCCGTTGCGTGCATAGCCACGAATTTGCCGATTATCTTTGTCACCTGCACCATCTGCTCAGGTGTGGCATCGCTCTGATATTTTGTGATAAGTTCTACTAAGTTCATATCATTCATTCTTTTGTGATTTGACGAATTTGAAAATCTCATCCAGCTTGCTTTCCATCTGGTTGAGTCTTTCGTTTGTTTTCTGTTGGTCACGAAACGTTGTGTCCAGTTCTGAAAGGAGATTGTCACAGTCCTTTACGGTCTGCTCGAAATCAGGCATCTTATTGATGATGTCGTTGGCTTGGTTCTTCAATGCGTTCACCTCGTTGATGATACTCTCCTTGCTACAGGAGATTACGAGAGTGTCGCTGTATGCTGTTTGCTCAGTATCTACCACCGAATAGATGGCTTGCTTGCCATCCTCGGTTTGTACATTCACCTTCACGTTCCTCGCCCCATAGTTCGGCATTCCCGGCATAGCAGCCATTACGTTCGGCTTGCCATTCTCAAAGTCAGGGCAAGGATTGCTCGTCACCTTACCTTGTTTAAATTTTCTGCTGGCTCTATCAAATAGATAGATTGGAAATCCAGCCTTCAAGTCTCTGAATATCATAATCGTATCGTTTTAAATGGATAATGCAAGGGAAACGATGGCTAGCAAACCATCCACCATTTCCCCCTATAATGATACTAAGCAGTAGTCAATGCTACGGTTAGACTGTCAAATATGCTCAGGCCTCTAGCCTTTCCGCATACCACATCGTTAGCCTTTTGCGTCCGTCCTACACTGGCGATGGTCACAGCCGTTGGTAGGGCTGTCTGCCCTTGGAAGGCTGCAATCCATTTTTCCGTGTAAATCAATGGCTGTGCTCTCATCACGTTTCTGCTGCCCACTACAGGCGAAATGATGCTGATAGTCGCCACGATAGGCACGAATACCGTTGTACCGTTCAGGATAGGCTGCTCATAACTGTAGGTTATGCTTGCCTGTGGCTGCACGCTGCCATTCACGCAATAAGGTCTGCAAAGCTTCTCATTGTAAGTAGCTAAGACTGAAACTTGGTTGGCTACCAATGCTGTAGTAGCCAAGCCCACTGGAGAAATCTTGTTCATACCACTACGCTTCTGTTTCATTCTTTACTCTTTTTTACTGATAGCCACCTGCTACACCAGCGCCACATCCGCAACCGCCATTCATCAGATTGGCAAGGTAGATGTTCTGCTGCAACTGAGAGTTCTTAAACTTCAAGTCCTGAATCTCGTTTGCTTGCTCCTGGCTCCAATGCCCTGTCAAGGTGTCAATAATACGCTGGGTGTTGTTCTCACCTGCACGGATGACGTCACACTTGTCTTGCTGCATCTGGAAACCGAGATTCGAAGCAGCTCTTTCTATACCTGTGTTGGTATAGTTAAAGCCCTGCTGCATCTGGTTAACGATGTCCTTCTGACCAAGCTGGTTGTCGTAACCCATCTTGATGATGTTCTGCTGGGTCTGGCAGCAGCAATCCTTCAATGCTATGGTCATCTGCAAGTTACCCTGCGAGATAGCGTTAATCACTCGCTCTGCCGAGAATCCTACCTGACCACCAAGCTGCTGGATGCCAGCCTGGATGCCACAGATAGAGTTCTGCAAGGCGTTGAAGTCACAGTTCAGATTGCTTGCCAACATCTTAAGGTCGTTACCATTACCCTGGATAGCACCCATCAGCAAGTTGCTGTTCTGGTTGTCTGCCATCTGGTTGCGCAAACTCTCGATTTGGCTTTGAATCTCCGCACGCTGCACGTCTGCGCCATTGTCACGATTGTTCCAGTCTGCACCATACATATAGCGCATCATGCCCATCATCATCATGTAGGCGAACGGATTGTTCCACATGTCATCATCGTCACGGTTACGCATCATAGCCGCCATTGCCAAAGGATTGTTGTCACGATTTGCCATCGCTCCAAGCAAACCACCCATCATTGCATCGTTGCAACAAGAGGTAGTCTTAATTACTTCTTCTGCCATAATTCCTAAAGAAATAAAAGTTGTACATTTTGTTTATACTCACATGTAACCGATTACGTGTGCAAAGATACGAGAAATTGGCAAGTTCTTTGATAACTCTGTCAAACATTCTTTTAGTGATTGATTTCCAGAGATTTAAGGTGACATAGACCCATATCAAAAAAGAGAAGCCTCAGCAGCTTCTCTTCTTTATATTAAGTCCCCATTATAATTTTTACTATTCTATATACGATAACAAACACTATCATAAGTAGAATTAGTATTTTCAACCATTTAGGATCATCATCCATATATCCATTCTTCATCATATATAAGAAAGTTATGATATACAGAACCGTTCCTAGTTTTACAAGAAATATCAAAATGTCCATAGCTATTTTCTTTTCAGTCTTTTCTTGATAAACTCTCTAACATCCCATTTCTTGAAGAAATGAGAACGGTCACCAGCGTTTCCCACGCTCTCCAGCTCACCATCAGCGATAGCCCTTCTTAGAGTAGATTCGCTGATATGCGCCTCTTTCTTTACCTGCCCGGCAGTCATATAAGGATTCAGCATGTGCGGAATCTGCTCACAAAGATTATCCAAATCATCATCGCTCATTCCACAAGCCGTAATCTTCTCCCCATTCTTCTGTTGTTCTGCTGCCTTGAAGCAAGCATCGCTCAAAGCCTTCAATGCCCATCCCAGGGTATCATAATTCAATACCTTCTTCATAATTCTCCAATTTTCTCCGTTATTCTCCAAAAATCTCTGTTATTCTCCTATTATCTCCAGCAATCTCTATCATGAGAAGAATTTTCTACCCATCTTCGTCTTATTGATAATCATATCAGAAAAGCCATAGAGATAAAACATACCTGTTACAATCATAACAGTATAGCAGGAGTCCACCATATCATTGGTAGTGTACCAGTTCCATTCCACAATATGTGCAGCATTAATGCCGAAGAAATAGAAGAAAGGAATACGATACCACCAGCACAAAAAGAAAAATCTACTAGCCAGAATTGTCACCATCGGAAGAATATAAACCATAAAATAAATGAAGAGATAACATGGCAAATTTTCTTCGTGAGGAACAAACATTTCTTTGGGATGCTGAGAAAAGTCCCAGATACCATAAGCGTGAAAGAACATAAGGCTTATGGGCATATACTTGCAGTACCACCGGAAGAACTTTAAGATTCTTCTGGAATATCTGTTGCCATGCTTCATAAGCATTCCCATCAGTTCTGTAACATCTACGTCCTTTATCAACCGTTGGACTTCGGCTTCCTGTTCTTGTGTCATAGAAAAACCTCCTTTTGTCTATAGTTAATTGTTCATATGTCCTTATAAAATTAAAATCTTTGGCAAAATTACAACTTTTTACTCAAACCAATTCATTTTGAGCAAAATTTTAAAGTTAAAATTTGCTAAAGTAACAATTCGTAAGCAATATTTTTGTATATTTGCACTAATTAAACATTCAAACTTATGAAGAAGAAAATTATAGCTTATACTATAGGCATACTTGGTTGTATAATCATTGATGCTGCATTTATTGCTTTGGCAATACATATAGACGCACCAGTTTCTGATTATATCCTTATGGGTATATTCCTGCCTATTGTTGATATTGCGTTTCTTGTTTTTGGTAGTTTATGCTTAAAGAAGTCAGGAAATGAGTGCTTGGTTATCCAATTACCTGATGCAGTAGATGATGATGAACTGCCTAAGTTAAAATAGGAACAGAAAAACTTGAATAGGGAATACAAGAAAAGGGAGTGCTAAACAACACTCCCTTCTTCTTTATCTATCTATATGGTTTACTCCCCATACTTTGGCTCCTCATACACCAAGTTATGCTCATCTACGTAAGCCTTGGCTTCTGAGTATGTGTCAAACTCTGCTGCGGTGGCATTCACTGATGGGAATACCTCAGCATTGTCACCTTCTTCTGTGAGAGGAAACACCATCTTTGTTCCCTCATGTACTACCTTATACTTCTTTGTTAACTTATTCATATCTTGTTTACTTTCTTTACTTTAATGTTAAACTTATGATACCTTATGCAGGAGTGATTGAGACTGTGTAACCCTTGGACTGCAAAGTATGTACTGCTGCATCTGATGCTGAGGTGCGAGTGCCTATAACGTCTATGATTTTTAGAATAGAAGCCGTGGATGGAGTTTGACATTTCGCTTGGTCTTGAAGCATTTTGTCAATGTTGTCCATTTTTGGTTGTCCTTCTATAGAAATAATGCAGGATGTTGAAGGTCTCTCTGACCAAGTTAAAGTTGAAGGTTTTCCTGTATTTGTCTGAAATGTAATAAAACTGAGTATTGGGGAAAGAGCTGCCAAATCTCCATAAAAGCTACCGTTTTTAAGCCAAAGTGTTTTTAGCGAAGTAAGAGGTTTGAGTGCAGAAACATCTCCTCTAAGATTTGTTGTCATTAAAGTCTCCAACGATGTTAATGCTTTCAATGAAGCTATATCTCCAGTTAAGTTTGAACCAGTAATTTGCAATATTTTCAAGGAAGATAGATTCTTCAACGAATCAATATCACCATTTACATTTTCAAGGTTGGACATATTTAAAGCAGTAAGAGACGTAAGATTTTTAAGATAATCAATATCTCCGATTGTATTCTCTGATGAAATTCTTAATATTGTTAAGAGTGTACTATATTCAATCTGGTCAAGATATACAGTTTTGTTTTTTACAGAATTATCAGAGCCTGATTCTTCAGCAAACAAAGACAATATAGTCAAAGAATACTTATCAGGAATGGATATATAAAAGTCTCCATTAGACACATAGATATATGTAATTGAATTAGGCAAGATGCTAAGTGTATTGCCTTTGTTTTCAGTCAGAGTTTTATCTGTAAAATACCCATTACCGACAATCTTCAAAGTAATAGGCTTTGCAGATTGGAGTGTAATACCCTGAGTTTTATTTGATGGGGCTGAAACTGAGTTAAACTCAATTCTCATTTCTCCCAACTTTAGCAGTTTATCTGTATTAACAGAACCACTTAATTTTGTTACTAAACATTTTCCCATAATAATTTTATTTAATATTAAACATTTCTATTATAATGATAAACAGAATCCATATTTTTTACGTTTTCCTTTATCCATTTTTCTGCACGATAGATACTATCTACGTGTCCAAATTTAGATATAGGTGAGTAATCACTTATCGAATGAGGAACATTAGTACTTATAGCACTTGTTGCTTTCAGGCATCTAAACTTATAGAATCCTGCAATTTCATTCAATCCAAAAGATACTTCATCACCAATATTATACGAATGTGTTGCATCAAAGGTTTCAGATGTGTCTGTTTGCAGATTACCAGAACTATCCTTTACGAGTTCCCAATATTGGCTTCTAACAGTACTATTAGAAATACATGGGCAGAAATACCATTTCTTATATTCTTCTTTATAAAAGGTAGTACCTATTCTCATTGTCCAATCCTTCAACATGGAAAAGATATGTTCATAGGAAATAATTCCCAGTTTTGCCAATTCACTATATCTGTTTTCCATTTCTGATGAATAGTATTCAACAACATATCCATTTGGTCTTCCTATTGAAGTATTAACATGAGTAGTAGGAACCTTTCTTATATAATATATATCACCACCAAAAGACATATCTGTATCATACAGACCAACCCACCACTTAACTCCATCATACGTAAACCATTGCCAGTTTTTACCAAAACCGTCATAATTGTAAATAAGGTCTGACAGAATCATATAATCTATCATATTTTCCTTATCGAAATACTTCTCGTAAATACTTTTTAGAGTGCTTAAATCCTCTTCTGATTTACTTGATTCCTCATAAATGGCTCTTGCTTTTTTGATAGTTGGCATGGCATCAGCAAAGTCTTGAATATACTTCTTAACTTCGGCAGTCATTTGAAGAGATTTTTTGATTTTGCTGTCTATAGCTTTACCATCTGGCAGTTTTCCTGCCTCTATCCAAGCATTCACCTCAGCTTCTCCAGCTATCTCTTCCTGCTTGACATCAGCATCATATTTATTTCCTCCAATAGCATAGAGTCCTTTTGGATTTCTGATTTCAAACATTTCCCAGTTGATTTTGTTCCTGCCATTAAAGAGGGTTGCTTCATAAATATCCCCATCCAAATGAACGTGTTTGGCATTTGACTTATTCATGTGATAATTGTCACGGTGCTTTTTCAACTGAAAAGAAAAGACTCCATAGAATGTTCCATTAAGATATACGGCAACAGGAAAACCATCAGGGAAACATCTAGCACCTGTATCTGTAAGAAGTTCATATTCTCCTACATAAGGATTTTCAAAACTCTTGGTAGTAGTACCTATAGCAGACATATCAATCAGTGCTTTCTTCCAAGGTCTATCATACATGTTGCCTCTAGTTTTGACTATCTGATTATATAATTTATATGCTACAGCACCAACTCCTTTGAAGAAATCTGTATGATATGCCTTTAAATGAAAACTATCTTGTGGAACCCAATCACCTATCCTAATTTTAGGAGTTTCATCACCAATCCACTCATCGTCACAAATATCCATTGAAACATTTTTCTTTGACCATCCCATTGTTGAGTTTCCTTGTGCATTGAGTATAGCGTGTTTCTTGAAATAGTTTCCCTGCATATCCCAAAACTCCAAGAATGCCTCCTTGTTGTCTTGCTTGGTAGTTGGCATAGAATCTATGTTTGTAACATTAATGATAGCAAAGCGTGGCTCTGGTATTTGGATAAAACTATTGTCACTCCAATCGATTGGAGCCTTAACATTAAATCCATTTGCTTTCAGAGCATCTTGGATATTATTTACACTATTGCCTTGAAGATTGATATTTGATACATCAAGGTTAGTAACTTCCATATCATGCTCATGTTTCTTTCCACTTGAATCACGATAAGACATTACCTTATTTTCTGCATCAGTTGTAATCTCAGTCCTTCCCTCAGGGTCTTCTATATGCTCAAACTCCTCTGGAATGGTCTCAGACTTGGCATTATGAATATAGTGACTACCATCATTGTAAGTAGCAGAAAGAACCCTTCCATCTGTATCTTTCTCTACTGCCATATACTCAGGATTCTCCTGCAAAGAGAAGACATCGAGAAGTTCTTTGAGGTTGGTATCTATTGTACCTACCTTCTCCTGCAATGATGCAAGGTCTGATTGAAGCTGAGAGATAACTTGTTTCAAGGCATTGACAGCATGGATTTCGCCAACGATTTCTCCGTCTCTTCTGATACCAAGTACTACTTTTTCGTCAGTAGTAACCCAAGCAGCAAAGTACTCTTCGTTCTGAATGACATGATACATTTCATTGAGTGGATAATATGGCTTACCTGTATCTCTATAGATTCCATAGAGCACTCTATCCTCAGAATCAACTACAGCCCAAAGGAACTCTTCATTCGAGATTACCCTAAATGGAGTGTCTTGAATTTCACCAGCTTCATCCTTGATAGTTGTCTTATCTAAGATGCCATTGATGGTATTAATTAACCCTAACAAGTCTGTTTTATCCTGCTGGCACTGAGTGATAATCTCCTGCAACTTGGTTCTGATAGGTGCAGGAATACCCTTGCCCCACTCAATGGAACCATCAAGCTGAATACCAAAAAGAAAACGGTCTTCTGCATCAACAATACAATACAAGAACTCAGGAGACTCAATCTCCCTGAAAGGAGTCTTGATAGTCTTTCCCTCTTCATTCTTAATTTCTGTGTTTTCTGCCAACTTGTCAATCCGACTACCAGCATTATATGCGCCAAGGGCATTAGCCACAATAACCCACTTGTCTGTGTTGATGGCATACACCTTGCCATCGTCACGTTCCTCTGCTGGCGGATTGCCAACATTATCATCGGCAACACTTTGGAAAGTACTGCCGAACATAGTCACCTGATTGTCTCTGTAGTATGAAGTTTCACCATCATACTCACCTCTGAGCACAGGTAAGCTACCTATGATTGTTTGTATTTCTGCCATATCTATTTTTGTTTAATCTAACTCATGATTCATAATAATTCTACCAGTCTTACGGTCTTGAACGCATCCTGTAATTCTGCTACGGTCGCTAGTCGTGCCAATAATCTGCCCTGTCGAACGGTCGAAGGAAATGGATAGTACATTTCTCTTCAAATCTGTCTTAATGGTTTCTATCTGCTTATTGACAGCAGCAAACTCACGTTCAGCATTCTCTTCCATCTTGGCTGTTTGTGGAGTACCATCCCAATGAATACCTGCTAAGAAATGCTCTTCGGCATCCAACATGGCAAAGATATACTCTTCGTTGACGATATACCTAAATGGGGTCTGTTGTACATTTCCATCAGCATCCTTGATAACCGACAAATTATTAAGAACAGACTGATATTCTTGCAGTTCCTCATCGAAGGTTTCATAAGCTACTACAGCCACATGGTCTTTGGCAGTGCTGTGTATTGCATTGCCAATGTTTCCTTTTGCTATTTTTAATTTCTCAGCCATAATTACTTAATTTTATTAGTTCGCCTGAACGTTCAAAGTTGCACCATTCATGTAAATAGCACCACTCTTATACATGTAGTAGTCCTTGCCGTTGATAGTGACGGAAGAAGTCTCCATCACGAAAGGAGCACCACCCATCGTGAAGTTGGTAAGTTTCGGAAGAGTCTTAGGCGCAAGGATAATGAAGTTAACATCGTCCTTAGCCGAAGTCTTTGCGTAAGTTCCACTTGCAGACAAACGAGGCGAAAGCTTATTGGCAGCAATGGCTATGTCCGTTTCCTTTGTACCGAATCCATAATAGATAGGCAGAACCATCGTAACCTTGCTTGTTGCTGACTTAACGAGGTCGCCATGCTTTGCGGTGAGGATGATTTGCGTTTCTCCCTCCTTATTCACCTTAATAGTAACTGTATCTGCTTGCTTTACATCAATACTAACAAGAGAACCATCAACAGACAGAGCCAATGCTGTAGGCGTGACTGGCGAACCTTTGCGCTTGATAGAGTAAGTAGCTTTGATGCTTTGCTCACTACCAGTATATTCTAGCAAAGGCTTGTCAAGGGATAAAGACACCTCTAGCGGAAAGACCGTATTTTGCAGCTCTGTAAGGTTATCTGTAACAACCTTCTGGCTCATTACCTTATCTGTAGCCGTCCCTGTTTCCTGAACAACAGAAACTTTGTCAAACTTCTTGGCAAGTTCCGTGTTCATCGTTTCCTTATCAGCTTTCTTAGCTAAAGCCTCATCAACATCAGCAATGTTAGCCTTGCGATTGATGGCATCCGTAATCGCCTTCTGGCTCACAAGCATAGTTGTGCTAGCACCCAATTCCTGTGCAACGGAAATAAGACTCTGCACAGTCCAAGATTTACCGTCCTCGGTCAGCAGCACATTGATGCCCTGGGCTACATTTTGATTTCCGAAGTTAGCATATTTTCCACCTTGCAGCGCAAAATAAAACATCTTTGCAGCCGTAGTATCAGGCACGGTGTCAGTAGTAGCCACCCCCATATAGGTAGCACCTTTGATGGTCTTGAAATGTTCGATGATATTGGTGATAAGCTCATCCCAGTAGCTATCCCTCTGAGCGTTCACGCACCAAGTTCCTCTGTCCGCATTCCAGTAATGCGCCCAACCATCAATAGCCACATAGTCACCTTCCACGCCTCCCGAAGGAAACTTCTGGTTCACCTCGTAGATACTGCCAAACTCCCCCTTGTAGTGAGGACTTGTTTTGTCTATATCATTAGCCATATCTTGTTAAATTTGTGATAATTGGTTATACTTCTCGCCCAGTTCACTCTCCTTCTTACTTATCAAGAAGATTGAGATGGCACGATAGATGAGATACTTCTTACACTCGTCAGTCAGGGCTAGGATGATTTCCTGGTCTTTCACCGTTTTCCCATCCTTTTCAAGCACATCCTCCACCTTTTGATAAGGAAGGTATGTGAATAGCTCCACTTCATGGTCATACACCTTGTTTGTAGGCATATCATGGTTAGCAGAATACCTTCCGGCAGTCCAGTACATCAGTACTCGCTTTCCTGTAGTAGGCGAAACGGTTATCATGCCCTTCGGCTTCTGCGGTGTCCCCCTAGTCCATCGAGAGGCTTGCATCTGAGCCTCCTTGCTTCCTGGGTCCATCAAAGCCACCAACGAGGAAGACCAACTTTTCAGCCTCAGCTCCACCAGCCTCAGCCAATCATCAGGTATCACAAGGCTACCATGCCCATCAGTGTATTGTGTCTGAATGGCATCATAATCTTGCTTACCGCTTTCATTTAGCGATGCCACTACCCTCTTGGGCTGTAGCATCTGCGGTGGTGCTTGCAGCAAAAGCTGCTGTGCAGCAGTCTCGATAGCTTGTTTCATTTCCTCGTCCGAATCATCGGCAAAGACATCGTTCAGCTCGTCATGCTTCACCTCGTCCAGCGCAAGCCTCATTTCCTTTACAAGGTCACTCATCAATGCTTCCATAGGCACTATTAACTATAAACTATTAACTAAAAAACTATTTCAACCCCAAGCTCCTTAGCCTTCTCCTTCACCTGCTCAGGTGATTTCAGTTTCCTTACATCCACCTTGTAGGTCTTCTGGAGATAGTTTTTAGCCTTGGTGATATTCTCGAAGCGAAGGGCGTTATCGTCCATCAAGTCCATCGCCTTCCCTATTACCTCATCAAGAGCTTTCTTTGGCTCTGGTTCAGGTTCGCTCTCATCCTTGATGCGTCCAGCCTTCGTTAACGGATGCTTTCTGATGCAGTCAGCCACCTGCTTATTGTCCGTGAGGTAAGAATAAGCATTGTTACTGCACCTCTCAAACTCCACGCTCTTGATAAGTCCGCTTGGCAGAGTCACCACAAAGATGAGCATACTGTTTGCTACAAATCTATACATATCTTTTGTGTTTATGGGTGAAGGGATAGCGAAGCCTAGTCCGAGGCTTTTCTTCCTTACTAGAGCCTCAACTATCCCCGAGTTTTGATATATGTTAGAAAACTATCAGTTCCCTTTGTTTTGATTAAGCAGCCTCTTGAATCTGCTCATCGGTCACACCGTCCTCTGTGAAGGTAGGGCGAGATACACGAGCATGGGCATCTGGGAATGTCAGAACCCAACAGCTATACTCCTCCATTACCACACCTGCGGTATTGCGAATCAGCAAATCCTTGGCATTAAACTCATTTCGTGACCAAGTACCAAATACATACTTGTCGAGATAACGAGCATCCAAACAGAAGGCTCTACCATCCATGCCCCAACTATTGAAGGCATCGTGGCGATAAATGAGAATTTTAGTTCCCATGCTCTCGAACTTCTCGAAGTCGAGTTTCCATCCCTGGTAGTCCTTTTCAGTCTGTGTAATGATGCGCTTGTTAGAGCGGAGGTTGGCAAATGCCTGATAAATCAAGTTGTCCACGAAGAGCAACTTGGTACGGCTAGAGTTACCTGCACCCTTCAACATGGATGCAATAAACTGGGTCAACTCCTTCTCGCTAATCACATACTCATATACCTGCTTGGTCTCTTCCTTCGTACCGGAAGAAGTCTCATCAGGTACGGTCACTTTTACGGTTACAGGCACTAGAGTGCCATCGGCTTGTCTAAACATCTTTGGCTCCCAGTGTCCAATCTGCAAATCCTTACCAGCTTCCCAGAAGATGCCACCCATGGTATAAACCATACCTACATCCTTGCCACCATTCGACATAGAACGATAGCCAAACAGTCCGCTCAGCTCCTGACCTTGGCGCATATCGTCCATAGCCATCTTCTCCTGACGTGTGAAGTCCCACTGCACCTGGGTCTTGCTCATACGGTCGATAAGAGACTCCTCCACCTGCATGATGAATCGCTGGCAATACTGGAAGCTCTTGTCTGGCATAGAGTAGTAGCTACCAGTCTCTACCTCTTTTTCACCAGCAGCTCGTCCCAGTCGCATTACGACAGTACCAGCCTCAATATCCTCAGGAATATCCCGGTTTCCACGACTGGCATTCTTCTTACCATTCAGCGCATAGCATGTAGGGTTTCCATCGTTATCTACCTCTGTTACACGCAGCTGCAAAGGAATCATCGTGCTTCGGTCAGTACCGTTGTCCTGATAGCCAAGACAGCTTTTAATCATAATGATGTCACCAGTACCAAACACTGTCGCATTTTCCACCGTTAGCTTTACAGAGCCACCGTTTGTAGTTTTACTTAACTTCGCTGCAAGTTTTGTTTTGATTGGTCGCTGACCGATGGAATAGTACTCAATGCGGTTACTGTCCACAGGAGTCATTCGCTTCGAGGCTCGAAGAATCTGGTCGATTGGGCAACTCTCCAGCTTCATTTCCACCACGGTAGGGTTCACATGAGCCACATAGTAGTCCCAGTTGTTCATCTTCTCCTGTTGCTCTTGGCTTGCAGCCTGCCACTTTGGACCCGTGCCACCTACACCTGGTCCTTCCGTTGGACCTGTAGGGCCACCGCCACCTGCACCTTCTGGAATATTAGGAGGAGTTTCCGCCATAGCATAAGAGCTGCCACCACTCAGAATCATGACGAAAATCGCCATCATGAATCCAAACCATTTCTTAAACTGTTTCATAATCTACAATTTTTTAAAATATTAATTATTAACTATAAATTCTTAATTGATAAGAGCTACATTCCAACCATCTGGCTATACACCTGTTCGGTTCGGCTCTTCTCCTTCGGAAGAGAAGGAGCACCACCGCCACCATTGATATTGATGTTCCGCTTGCCTCCCTGTCTTCCATCATGTAGCTGCTTCTGCTGGTCGATTTTCTCGTTCTTGCCACGCTTATAGCCTCTATCCTCGGCATCAGCCACTGCCTTGTCGAAGTCCTTGATTTGGAAGAGACGCAAGAAGTCTGCCTTCTTCAAGCCATACCGGGCAGCACGCCATACGAATCCATCATCATCGTGGTCTTCGCCATCATCGCTACGCTTATACATCCACTCTATCAAGTCCTTGATAGCCTCGGGCTTAATCTTGGCTTCCTTCATGGCAGCATCCAGCTCCTTATCCTCTTGCTCCATGTTGGCTGCAAGAGTCTCCTTGCCCTTGGCTAGCTTCTCACTGGCTGCAAGCTTTTCCTTCTCGCTAGTCTTCAAGCGTTTCCTAGCCTCATCGTCACCATTGATGGCTTCGATGTAGTCCTGTCCTAGCTCGTCTATCAAGTAGTCGATAAGGTTGAAGTCGCCACCATCGGCATTTTTCTTTGTAATGAGACCTGTCACCAGCCCAGGCGCATGAGGATTTTCTTTCAGCATGTTGTTGAAGTCGTCCATCCTTTTCTTGCTTTGGTCGTACTGGTCGTAATCGGTCGCAATTTGGTTATAAACAGCCTCATCATCGTCCATATTCAGGTCGGGATAACGCTGAGCAAGACGCTCTCTGAAAGAATCTCGCTTTGATTTAACATTCTGATTATCAATCGTTTCTTTTGCCATAAACGTTCGTTTTTAATATTTGTGTGCTAAATTAAGCAAAATTTCGCATTACTTTGTGATAAGTTCTGCATCTTGATGAATTAATTTTGTTGGCATGAAACATCTAAATTCCATATCCGAAATTTACCTTAAAAGAGACCAGGAAATGTTTCTGCTCTTTCGTAAGGCCAAGAGGATGGTAGAATATCCTACCACCATGGCTAAGATATGCGATTACATCGCCAAGATGCCAGCCTCTTGTTATTATCTCGCTGATAGCACAGCCTATCGGTATGTTTGCAAGCGCATCAAGGGGGAAAAGCCTAAGTTCGGCAAATACCAAGCCATGAAGGAAAAGCTCTTCGAAGCCTTCTATCAGGATTTCTTGCGCCTCCGGCAGATGGAACAATACAAGGAATACAACACCAAGCATCTTGTGTATGTGTGCCTAGACCTTCCTGCGCCCAACATGGGGATGGCACCTCGCTACATACAGATGAAAATCAACAATTATTTCCGCAATAAGAAAACATCATTCATCACTCGATAAAACTCTCATTCATCATGCGTACATTATATATAACACTCCTCATCGTCCTCCTGATGGCTTTCATCATTCCGCTGCACGCCAATCTTGCTGTGTCGCCATCCTCGCCTCAATACTCCCATTTCGTTTACATGTTCGGTCATGCCAACTTCATCCATTGGGCTGTTAATGCCTGGTGCCTCCTTATGGTGCATCGTCTGTTTCGCTTTCATCGAGTGCTGGCTTCGTGGCTTGCCTCCGTTGGTCTCTCCTTCCTTTATTATCCGTCCCTCCCAGTCTTGGGCGCATCGGTCATTATATCTTTCTTCATGGGCTTCACCGCTCCGTGGCTCTACAGGCGAAAACGCTTAGCCTTCTGGCAGATGCTCATCCTCCTAGTGATTGGATGCCTGCTCCCTCACATTGCTGGCATCTATCACCTCATCCTCTTTGCCATCGGATTCATCTATGCCAAGGCAGAAGGATTCATTCGCAAATCTCAAAAACTCAACATTTAACATTCAACACATAACATTATTATATATAACGGATGCCAGTAGCAAAATCCACATTAAAGGTACGACCTCAGCAGCAACTGTCCGATAAGAAACTCAAAGAGATTCTAGAGGAAGATAAGAGAAGGCTCACAAGCCTCCTCGCTACTTATCGTCCCATTACTGGAGAGAATGCCCCTGGTCTTCGCTTTGAGTGTGTCATTGAGGATTTCTTGAAGGGCAAGAAACTTTGGCTTCCTGTAGAAATGTTGAAGGAAAAGAAGTTCTGCGCCATCATCAAGTGCTGTTCTATCTCTGCCTTCTGCGAGAAGTACATGGCAGACCTGGATCAAGAAAAGGCTCGCGATGCAGTATTCCGCTATCTCATCCGTCTTCGCTGTAAGCACGATTTTTATTTCTTCGCCTACGCCTATGCCCGAATCAAGAATAAGGATGGTGGCGATGATATACCTTTCCTTCTCAACCATGCACAGATAGGTCTCACCAAGGATTTCGAACGGCAACGCCTTCATGGTGAGCTGCACAGTATATTGATTATCCTCTTGAAGTGTCGCCAATGGGGTGGTTCTACTGATACCGAGGTTTACATGTTCTGGATTCAGATGTTCTGGAAGACCAACTGGAACAGCAACATCATCGGTCACCAGTCTTCATCTGCTACCCAGGTGTTCGATATGTACGAGAAATTGGCGAATGCCATCCCTACATGGCTCTACTATGAGATTGGAGAGACATTCAAGGAAGACTCTCGCAAACTCCGCACATCAAGCACTCAGAACAATATCAAGTACCTCATTCCTCGCTCCTGCAAGATACAGACTGGTTCGGCTCGTAACCCAGAGTCCTGCCGTTCTGCCGATGCAGCTATGGCTCACATCACCGAGGAAGCCTTTTTCCCTAACACTACAGAGTGGACTCCACAGAAGGTTGTCAATGCCGCAATCTCGCCTATCAATGTTACGAGACCTTACACCTTCATCGTGCGAGAGTCTACCCCTAATGGGCGTGAAAATGAGTTTCATGATGAATGGGTGCGTGCCAACTCTTTCGACAAGGACGGCAATCGCCTTTCCATCTATACACCTTACTTTGTTCCATGGTTCGACATCGAGAAGTATATCCTTCCTTTCAAGTCTGAGCAAGAAAAGATTGATTTCGTTCTTTGGCTTTACAAGAATCGTGAGGATGAGCAATATCATGGCTCTTACTTCTGGTGGCTTTGGGAAATCAAGGGTGCAACCCTCGAAGGCATCCATTGGTATGTGAATGAGTGCAAGAAGTACAGCGACTTGGATGGCATGCGTCAGGAATACCCTTCCGATGACGTGGAAGCCTTCCTCTTCTCCGGCACTACCGTCTTCGACCCTTACAAGTTGAAGGAGATGGAAGAGGACTGCAAGGGTATCGAGCCTATCATGGTGGGCGACATCGAGGGAGATTCCTACGATGCAGCCGACCCTGCTTGCATGAACAACATCCGTTTCGTGGAACGTGCTGGTGGACCTCTCAAAGTTTGGGCTGGACCCGATAACTCCGAGATTGTCAAGCATCGCTATGTTGTGTCCTGCGATATTGGTGGCTCTCACAAGACTTCCGATTTCTCCGACATCGTGGTGCTCGACCGCTACGATGAAATCTATGGTGGTGTTCCCGAGATTGTAGCCGAATGGCATGGTCACTGCGATGCCGACCAACTCGCCATGCGTTGCGCCCAGATAGCTCATTTCTTTAATGATGCCTTCCTGGTTATCGAGAACAATACCGCGTACTCTCGCATGAACAATACCGAGGGCAACCAGTCTGAGCTGTTCTTCCCTATCCTCATCCCTCTCTACAGTAATCTGTATAGTGCCTCTCAGTCCAAGTTGAAGAAGGTGAAGAACATAGAGATGAAATGGGGATTCAATACTAACAAGGCTACCAAGGTGGCAGTAGTGAAGACCATGGCACGCATCATCCGAGACGGTGGCTATATGGAGCGAGAACTTGCAGCCATTGATGAATGCACCTACTTCCTCTACTACAAGCAGAACGACTGCTACGGTGCCATTGCTGGCAAGCACGATGACCGTGTGATGGCTAGAGCTATCGCCCTCTACGTGGAGAAGGATATGCCAGCACCTGAAATCGTTCCATTCCGTTCAAAAGCAGAGATAGAGCGTGAACGTCTCCGCAACCGTCCACCTGTAGTAGCCGAGCTGTCAGGCATAGGTGGTGGCAGCTAGCCCTCTCCCTGAGCCACCGTTCCAGGCGATTCCATCGCCTGTCCATATAAGTTAACAATTAAAAGTAAAAAGAAAAATGAAAAAAGTTTATCAAAATCATCTTCGCAAGATGCTGATAGCCATCTACCAGCCAGTCATCACTCGTATCGAACTCTTCCGCTCCACTCGTATGTGGCAGAAGGGAGTGAAAGCCACCCTTGCTAAGTACAAGGAAGGTGGTGCGCCTCGCTTCTACATGCTCTACGACCAGTCTCACAAGGATTGGGCTATCATGACCTACGACCCCAACCGCAAGGGTATGCTCGCCTACCGTCGCCTGGTTCAGCTTGGCAAGTGGAAGGCTACACGCTACTTCAAGAACGTTGAAGACATCAAGGCTGCATCCTTCTACTACACACCTTCCAAGTGGGGTGCCATCGGCTGCAATGCCGACAACAAGGTCAGAGCCAAGAAGTTAAAGCAGTGGCAAGAGTATTACATGTACCGTGTTTCCGTTCCGATGGAAAAGCTACGTTCCTACAAGAAGAAATATGGTATCTCCTAAGCCCTCACAAAACAAAAGGAAGAGAAAGCCATCACGGTCTCCTCTTCCTTATCTTTTTACCTTTAAACTAAAACCTAAAAACAATCTACTAACTAAAAACTTAAGAGTTTATTATGATTCTAAGAACTTTCCTTTTATGTGCCCGATGATGGCAAAGTTGCCAAGTCATTTACACCATCGCTTGCATCTTTCAGATGTGTTGCTGGCGTACCTGTCTGCTGTTGTCCAGCTCCTGCTGTAGGCATTTCGCCATTCGCTTGCTGCTGCGCTTGCATCGCCTGTAGCTTCTCTAGCTGTTCCTTGAAGTACTTCTTCATTCTGCTAGTACCAGGGAATTGTCCTACGGTCAGCATCGTATATGGGTCCATCTTACCGCTAACCATCATCTGCCAAGCCATATCGTTATTAGCATTTCTGATAAGTGGGCTGTAAGCGTCCAAGTCGATTGAAACATCAAGGTCCATATCCCTCATGGTCTCCGGATTGAAATGTGTCTCGAAATCGTCCCCTGTCAGTTTCACGCTGTCCGCTGAGGTGCAAAACTCCTGTATGAGATACAGCTTCTTCTTGGCGATTCTCACCTTGAAGTTATTGAAGCTCTCCACAAAATCTTGTATTGTGGTAGAAGAACTTTCCCTTTCCAGTTGGTATTGCTTACCGCTAGTGTTGCGATGAACGCCTTGCAGAGCACCCTGCACGCCTGTACCCTCACTTGCCATAGTCTTGGCGAAGTTAACCATGAAGTCAACTCCTGCCGGAATACTCTTGTTGACCAAAGTCTGCGGTGGCTTGCCTCCGTTTTTGGAGTTCCACAAGATGATGCTATCTGTTTTGGTATAATTCACTTGCATTTCATCGATGCTTTGCTTTTCGCTCAGAGCATTCTCATCCACAAGCATCGTACCCTTGGCACCATTCGCTACAATGAAGTTTATCATCATCATATAGTGGTTCAAGGTACGCTGGTTGTTCTCGGCACGCATCGAGAAACTTCTTACCTCGCCATTCAGGCAAGGATATGCCACGAAGGTATATGGCATAATGGAAGTTCTGAAACCGTCTCTCAGAACATAGTAAGGCGATTCCCTCGCATCCAGCAGATAGCCATTCGGAGTTAGGTATCTTCTGTACCAATAGGTCTCAACCTCATCCTTCATTTCGATGGTCTTAAGCTCTGATGGGTCCACATAATAGATAGGCTCACCGTTCTCATCGAGCACAGGCAGACCGTTCTCGTCCTTCATGATGTTGGCTTCCTCTAGCTTCCGCTTCTTCTCCTCGTAGAAAGCTCGTTGGTCAGGAGAGGCATATCCGCTAGTTCCTGCATCCCAGTCATGCACCCAGATGGCTGGTCTAGTCTCCTTCGTCCATATCTCCAATACCCTGTACTTGCCGATTACCGAAGAATGAGTGAAATCGTCTATCCCTGCATACTGCGCTTCACCATTCGGGTGATAAGTCTGTTCTGGAGCGAAATGATGCTGTGTCTGTAGATATATCTCGCTCAGTTTGTCCACCTCAGCCTTGCTTCCATCGGTGAAGGTGGCGATTATCTCTCGCCAAGTCAAATCGTGAGCCTCAGCGATAAATTCTATGTCGCTCAGGTCATACTTGAAGAAAGGTGGCAACGCTATCTTAAAGATGTCCACCATGTAGTCAAAGATGCCATTCTTTCCGTCCTTCCTGCCATAGTAGGTTTTCATGCCCACGAAGGCGAAGACACAGAAGGCATAAAACATTCTGGCATCTAGCTCCTGTCGGTCGTTCAAGTTGTCGTTCTGCCGAAGGTATTCATTGAAGAAATTGATATAGTCCTCCTCGTTGGGGTCAACGGCACTACAAGAGGCTGTACTGCGCTGCTGGCGCACAAGTCCTACGAGAGAAAGCAGCTTGTCACCTATCACATCATATTCCAGTATAGGCATACCCTTCATTTCCATATACTGACGGATGCTTATCTTTCTGCCGTTCCACTCTATCAGTTCTTCCAGCTGTCTGCCCATCACGAAGTCCTGCGCTCGCTTCCACTTCTTTCTCAGCTCTGCGCCATCATAGAAGTATTGGCAAGCCCATTCTATCAGCCGAAGGTTGCTGTCCGTCTGGGCAAACCGCTCCCTGCTCACTCCCTCCAGGGAGTCAGGTCCAGGCTCGGCATAGTTCGAAATATCATTTATAACACGATTATCTGGCATAATTCTTAATTTTTCGCCAAAAATACCGCCTTTTTCTCACTTCTTAGTGATAAGTTGCGCAACTTAACATTACTTTTCCATCATTTCCTAGTATTTTTGTTCCGCATTTCATTTAAAAACGTTTTTAAGTATGAGTAAATCAATCAATGTTCACGAAGCCTGTATCATCACCAAGGATGATAAAGGCAACCTCTCCCTGGTAGGCAAGGCGAAAGAAGCCCTCACCACCTTGAAGAAAAATAAGGTTTCCGTCTGCATTCTCCTCTGCGACAACAAGAAGGAGGATGTAGAAAAGTTCCTTAACGACAACAACGTCCCTTTCGCCTCTCTCAATACCAAGGAAGAGACCGATAAGGATGGCAACACAAAGCATGTTGACCCACCAAAGGCAGATGTCACCATCATGCCAAGCTCCAAGGTCATTACTCTTCGAGACGATTGGCAGTGGTGTTTGGATGATATTGCCAGACGCCTTTGGGGAAAGGAAAAGAAGGAGAATCCGAAGAGTGAGCAGCAGCGCATGGACGACAGCATGGCTGATTACATACGCTGGGCAACACCAAAGAAGGCAGAAGCCAACGGACCCGCCCAGATAGGTTAGTCATCGCTCCAACATCTTCAAAATACGATTTTCATTTTTTTACAAAAATATAATTTATTTGGAATTTAGAATTTTACGACTATCAAAAAGGGACTCGCTGTGAAGCAAGTCCCTTTTATTATATACTGGGCTACGAGTAAGCCCTCGTCACTTTTTTCATGCCGGGCTAAAAAGAAAAATCGAACACAAAACCACATTAACCAATCCTATTTCAAGGAAATATAGAACATTTTTCAGAATGGAGTGCGCCGGACTACTCCATTCCGTTTAATGTTTCAATCAGCTCCTTTCTGGTCTTGCGAATCTCCACCATTTTGGCGGCATCGTTCTGACCGTCCATTTGCTTCTTGGCTTTGTTCATCTTCTTCTTGGCAGCAGAGATAGCCTTTCTAGCTGCAAACAGTCGCTTGTTGGTCTTGCTGTTCTTGAAGGCGTTAGCCTTCGCCTTATCAACTTCCTTCAAGCGTTGATACTCATCGTAGGTTTCCATCGTTCCGTTCCATACAGCCTGTATTCTCCAGTCCTCGGTCACATCCTCCGATTTCGCCTTCATCAAGTACTTGTTTTCAGCCTTTTCCATCTCCTTCAAATCATCCTCCCCATTCAGGTAGCTCTGCACCATGTCCAGTGCCTCCTTCTGGGTGAATGCCTTGTAGGCACTCATAGAGAGGAATTTCTTCATCTTCTGGCGCATCTTCTTCTTTTCCGTGATACTCTTAGCCTCATCGAAGCGTTCGCTAGCCACCTGCAAGGAAGTAATGCCATCCTTCATTTCAGCACTCTCCAATGCCTTCACGCTACCGATGGCTGCTTTTATCTGCTCCTCGGGGTCGATGCCATTGCGCTCACAGCTCTGGTAGGTCATTACCACGCCCTCCATGTCACCGCTCAGGATGAAGTCCTTGAAGTAGCTCTGAGCCTTCCAAGTAGAGAACCCCTTTGAGGATGGGAAGAAGAAATCCACTGCCTTAAACTCCTTGTTCTCTTGGCTCGGTATCAAGAACGGTGCCCAGTAGAGCGCATCCTTGTAGAGCAGACCGATGGTCTTGCCATACTTTCTCTGAATCTCTTGGTCGGCATGGCTGGCTTGGAAGTCGCTCAGATAGTTTATATCGTCCAAGCTCATTCTCACCATTGGGTTCGCCTTGCCTATCATTCGCTGCACCATAGGACCAGGGAACTCTAGTTCTCCCTTATGGTTGAAGAGATATTCAGGCACCTCTCGGAACTGCTTACCATGTCGGATATACATTTCCGTTCCGTCCGCATATCTGCCCATAAAGATTTTGCTCTGCTGTCCTAGGCTGTTTCCCCTCATCAGATAGTCATACCACTTCATGCCATCTGGATAAGCCAGTTCGTAAGGGCTACGGTAGTTAGGGTTGGTCTTCCTCAACTCCTCAGCCTTCTTGCGCTCCTTCTCCTCGTCCAGGGCACGAAAGGCTGCATTGATGCCGTTGGCAATAGCCTCGTAGAACACCATGAAGCCCAATCCATAGCAGAGAAGCGAAGAAATCTGTCTAGCCCTTCTGCCCTCGTCTTCTGGAGTAAGATTCTTATGATAGAGTCTCTTGTAATACCCCTTGAAGTTCTCTAAGGTCGCCTCGTTCCATACAGAGCCATATCCTGTGAGTGCAAGGAAGTGGCGAGTAGTAGAAGCGTTCCAGTCTGGTGAAAGAAGAACTCTTCCTGCATAGCGCAAGGTTCGATGGCTGGCACCAAGTACATCCCAGTGCTGACCGCCAAACATATCGTTTACAAACTGACCGTCCTCGTCCAAAGCCCGGCTCAGTTCCTCCTCAGTCCATCCCTTCTTCTTGGCTCGCTCCTTGGTCTTGTCTGCCCTCATCCGGTAGGTCGCAAGTTTCAGTCCGTCATGGAGGAAATCCCACAAGGCTCTATCCATGCCCTTATTGATGAGCGAAAGCATCTGCGTTGCCACCTTCAATGGCATAGTAGCCAAAGCCACCGTTCCGGAAATTCCATTTCCGTCCTTCAACTTCTCCTGCACCTTCATCATCGCATCGCGCATGTTGTCGAACATGTTCTGCACATCCGCGGCTGCATAGTCGTTGGTCGCTCCAAACTTCACCAAGTGGGTTGCAGCCTCTTGGAAGTCCTGCGGATTGGCAAAGCATGGCAACTGATGATTCTTCATCGTATCAGCAAAAATGTACTTCATAAAGTTGGCGAGTGCCTTCTTAGGTCCATACTCCACCATGTTCTGCACCATATACACCTCGGTCAGTGCTCCTGCATGGAATCCACTGAAGCCCAACTCCAACTTCTTCATGCTCGATGCCATAGTATCAAACGCCTTCCAGAAAGGAGTTGACTGATAGGTATCGAATACGACTCCGAATCTATCTCCTGCACTTGCCTCCGAATAGAGCACCTTATCCTTGCCAGTGATAGGGTTCTTCACCTTCATCTGCTTAGGCGATACATTATATACCCATACAGGACCCACACCAGGAATCTCGAAGTATTTGTATTGCTCCAAGTTGAAAGGTGCAACCGAAGAAAGCAATGGGTCAGAAGAAATAATCTCTCCGTCCTCGTTGCGCTCGATTACGTTCAGTCCGCTCACCTCTTGGAGCATTGTCTTGTTAGCCCAAGCCTCGATATTACTTCTGCTGTAGTAAGCCATCATCTTGGTGATGTCCGTGGTCTTAGGCACAAGTCCTACCTCCAAGCCTTCCATGATAGTGTTTATCTGGCGTGGCTTCTCGTTCGGGCTTTTTGTGCGCTGTCGGTTCTCCACATACATGGCATACGCCTGTTTGTCAGACTTCTCCTTATCCCAAAGGTGGTTTACATAGTCCACGGTGAAACCAGTGTCAGCCTTCAAGGTATTGTTGTCCTTCAACCAGTCGAAGGTATAGTTATACCAGTCTCTGATGGAATCAAGCACGCTCTTCATCGGCTCGCTCAGATTCTTGTAGTCCACACCGTAAGGAGTGATACGGTTCAATATGATAGGCAAAACATTCTTATTCAAGATGTCCGTACCATCAATAGGCACAAATCCAGGTTCTTTCTCATGGTTGCCATTGATGATGTCAGCCATCTTGCTAGCCACCTCGGATGCGCCCTTCATATCATCGAAGAGTTCTACCTCTTTTCCATCCTTCAGCTCCGTGTGCTTCTTGGCAGTCACCTCGGCAAGTTGTGGGCGAAGTTCCTGTATAGCCTCCACATCGTCAGGAGTGATATGGATATGTCCCTCACCAAACACACCTGTAGAGTTCAGCTTGTAGGCGATTTCTCTGATGCGTCTTGGTGCCTCTATTATATAAGGTATAGCCTCAGCTAGCATTTCAGCCTTGTTTGGCTTGCCTTGGTAGTCGGAAAGCAACTTATCGAAAGCACCGCTCTCAGCCATCTTCTCGATGCTGTTCTTCACATCATTGATATAGATGGCATCGTCTGCGCTAGCCTCCTCCATATTCTTTCTACGATGGATAACCGCATGTTTCACGGTGGTTGCAGCTCCCTCCTTGCTCACATCGGTACTAGTCACCTCTGCCAAGTCCTGCATCACTCGCAGCTCCAGGGCATCAGCCTCCGGATTGGTCTCGGCTGGGTATATCTTGCCCTCGTACAAGTCTAGGTCGGCATCGTTCTGCTCGTTCAGTTCGTGTCTAGTCAGCCAGTCCTCATACTTCTGTCTAGCCTCGTCCTGCTTCTGCTTCTCGAAGGCGAACATATCAGCCATAGGGTTCTCCTTGATAAGGCGTTCCCATTCCTTCTTGCCCTCGGCATCCTTATCGAAGTCATAGAACATAGGTGGCTCTGGGTCTTCCTTATCCTCTCGGGCTTCCTTCCATCGCTTCCATTCCATCACTCGCTTCATGTATTGGATGGCACTCTCGCCCTTCTTCTGTCTCGGCTTGCCCTTGCCAGCACCATCAGCTAGCGCATCCTTGATTTCGGCATTGCTAGCCTGTGCCATCATAGCCTCCTGCTTCTCCTTCGGCATATTGTCCCAAACGTGCAAAGCCTTACCTGCCTTCATCAGATAATATCTCAAATCCTTATCATTGAGCAAACCAGGAACACGGATGCCCAATTTCTTAAGCACCTTGATGAGATAATGCTTTATCTTAGTCCAAAGAGAAAAGTCCTCCGCTGTAGTTGGACCCTCCTCTGCAAGATGGGCAATATACTCCTGCGTACCTACATTGATGCGGTCAGGATTGCTCCAACCTGGATCATACTTGTTGGCGAAGTCGAGAATCTTGCCCCTCGTCTTCTTATCTACAGACTTATATACGAAGTCCGCAAACTTTCTCACGCCCTGCTCACCACCAAGCAGCACTTCCATACCCTCATGTCCTATCTTCTCATGGAAGACGGTTCTCTGAGCCTCATCGGCATCAGCACAGTTAGGCAGATAAACATGAACCGTGTGAGTAGTAGGGTCATACCATCCGGTAGCCCCATTCTTCACATCACTCAGATAAGCATCCGGCACCTCATCTACAGAAGTATAAACCGTAGCCTCAGCACCACCCAGTTTGTTGGCAGTGTTCACTACCCGGTCGCTCACTTGTTTCTGCTTGTCTGCATCCCAGGTATTCTTAAAGATAGAGCTGCCAAGTCGTGCCAGTACATTTCTACCGGATAAGTCATCCTTATTCAGCAGAGGAGCAATCACGCCCTTGGTCAACTGCACCGGAATACCATTGCCAATGATGGTATGCGCCAAAGATTCCGTCTTAGGCAACAGATAGTCATCGCCCAGTCCGGTAATCCTAGCCAATACCCTGCCATCAGCACGCAACACCTTTCCACCCGGCATGATGATTACGTCTCCGCTTTTAGTTCTCAACGTTGGCAGAATCTCATCACCATAGGCATGAGGTATCTTTCCATCGGCATAGGCACTGCCCATTACATAAAGAGGCTTCTCCACCTTCTGCCAGTCGATTCCGTCAGCCTTCAGTCTGGCATCCATCCATGGTGCCACACCGTTTTTCTTCTCCGTCAGGGTAGGAAGAATATCCTCCACAGCCTCTAGCCATCCACCCTTGCGTGGTTGCTTCTTAGGCTTCTCCGGCAGTTCTCCGTCCTTCACGGCTCTAACAATCAGTCGCTCCCTGCTGGTATATCCACCAAAATCTGCGGCATTATAAACGTCAGCATCCCATTTGTAGCCGTTCTTATCCAGTGCCTGGGTGATAATCTTCATCGCCTCAGAGTCCTTGTAACCCTTCACGTTCTCGATAGTCACCACTCGCGGTTTCACGGCATCAATGAAGTCGGCAGTACTCTTGGCAGTCTCCTTGTCAAGCTCCACCTCGCCCCCATTGCTCTTAGCCTGAGAGTAGTTCTTGCATACAGGCGAAGCATGGAAATACTCCACCTCGCCATCAATATGCTTCACCAGTTCCTTAGGGTCCACGTCTCTCACGTCAGCCGTAACAATATGCTGCCCGAAGTTGTTGCGATACACGCCACTTATCTTCCGGTCATACTCCACAGCCACCACTGGGTCGATAATGCCCTTCAATCCCTCTTCAACCAGACCACCACCACTAAAGTAGGTGCCAGCCTTCATCAGCGAATCAGGATGCTTCTGCAACTTCTGCTCCAAGATAGGAGATTGCGCATTTTTACCGTACACCTTGGAATAATGTACACCATCATTCTCACCTCCTACGATTCTGCCTCTGTTATCGGTCTCGACAAATGGCACACCTCGCTTCTCTAACTCTTTTCTCAGACTTGGAGTAACCACATTCGAAGGCATAGTGATATTCTTGCCCTTGAACATATCATTAACGATAACATCAGCCACCTCGCTGTCAGGCACGATACGCACAGGCTTATCCCAACGAGAAAGCACCACCTTGCGCTTGCCTGTCAGCTGTCCTTGTATGATACCTGCCTTCCACTCTACTTCACCCACGGCATCCTTGGCTTTATCAGCCTTGTAACCACTGGTCAGCTCGCTCTTTGGCACCTCAACCTCTACGGTTACGATGTTAGGGCGATTCTGAGCCTCGCTAAACTGGTCATTCAGTGGAGTTCGAGAAGTATGAAGATAAGGATTGTAAGCAGCCTTAAGCGATTTACCATTACCCTTGTTGAGGGTAAACATACCCTTATCATCAGCAAGTTCTGGTCGCTCATCTGCCTGTTCCCACTTACCGAGTTCGATAGGTTCCACAAACTTGCCCTTCACCTTTGCAGCCATCGGTGGATAGAGTTTTCCATCTTCGCCTACCTGCATGGCACGATAAACCTTCACCGTGTCTTCTTTATCCAGCTTCTTGATGGTCTCAGGGTCTTTCACGATGCTATAGCTAGCATCATTACCATTCATCACAATCTGCTCGTCACGGTTCACGTCCTCAGTTTCAGATGCCAAGGAGTTTCTGCGCTCCTCAGGAGTCATCCACATTCGCTTCATAACGTTTCGAGCCTCAACCTCACCTGCAAGAGACTGATATTGTTCAAAAGCCGACTTCTTTCTGCCTTCATTTACATAATAATCATAATTCTCCTTGAAGAGTTTTTCATCTCCATTCATCATGCCAAGCATACCTTTCAAGTTCTTGAAATATTCATCCCAAGACTTACCAAATTCACTTCTGAATTGTTGATATTCAGGAGTACTACCATTTATAATGCCTATAACTGTCCCTGCATCATTGTTGCCAAACTTATCTTTCACAAGTTCATCAAAAGTAGCATATTGGGATTCCAATTCAGATGGATCTTGGAATTGCTCAGGATTTCCACCCTCAGCAAAACCCTCTATATCCTGGATAGCATGCTGAATCTCATGAGCAAGAGTCAATTTGCCTTCATGATTCAAAGCTACTTGTGTACCTTCAAATCGAACATCTTTTTTAGATGGAATTGAGTTTCCCAAGCGTACCAACTCTGCTACCTTTGGATTTCCTTTCTCCAGTTCTCTAAAATAGCTATCCTCTTTTAGTTCTTCCTCTGTATAGCCACCATAAGCATCTATCGCATCATCCGCAAGTTCTTTGTCTTTTCCCGTAAGAGAGTCCCAAAAATTATGAAACTTTTCAAGAGCTGCCTTTATTTCCTTAGCATTGGAAGGCTGAGAATACTTACTATCAATAGATACTGCATTCGTTCTTAATGCAATATTATTATGAAGCTTGTCATACATACCTTCGAAAGCAGTATTTCCAACTAACAGAATATCAATATTCTTCAAACTAGGATAAGCAGCAAACAAGTTCTTGTCATCAATCAAATCAGACAATTTGCATAAAGGCTCCTTATAAGGAGAATAAGGCCCTACATGCGATATATCTATATCAACATCTACGGTAATCGGCTTGTCAGCCTTGAAATCCGGCATTTCATATCTCCACTTGCCATCAGCACCACGTTCCCAACCAGTAGCATATTTTATAGCTATAGGTTTTAACGCATGTTCTTCCATGACTTTCGCCACCTTCAAGTTATCCATGCGATAGGTCTTTTCCTCAGCCTTATCAGCCTCAGCCGCACCCTTCTCGCCAGCAAACATGAAGCGGATACCTTCTTTGCTGCTCACAGCCTCATCAAAGGCACGCTGTCTGTCACCTTCCACCTGTGGGTCGTAGTCATACAAGGTCAACCCCGATTTTTCGAGTCCCTTGCGCACATCCTTACCCAAATTGTTAGGCACAACAGCAGCCACAAATTCATTAAGATGAACTGGGCGGTTAAATTTTGTCTCGAAATAGGCACTCTTCAATTCGTTCTGCACAGCATTCTTAAGAGAATCCAGCTTCTTCATGAAGGAAGGAGTAAGAGTGATGCCATATTCTTTCTTGGCATACTTCCTAGGGTCTGCCTGCGATACGATGTCATGAAGACGTTGCTCGCCATAGAACACATCATTATACAAAGACTTGGCAAGGTCGTAATACACGCTCTCCCATTTTTCGTAGAACTCTTCCTTATCCTTATTAGAAGACAACTTATCCTTGTTGGCACGCATTTCGTCTGTAGAATCAACACGGCTAGCCAATTTGGCGATAAAGCTACCAAACGAGGTATATTCACTTCCATTTGTCTGCCCATCTGCATCCTCTCTCATAGCCTTTGACACATTTTCAAGAGTCTCAGGCACATACTTTCGGGAACCATCATTCTTATAGCCACGGAAGATACGGTTCTTCGTTCCGAACTCATCCAGTTTGTTCTCCTGCCATCTGATGTAATCATCATAAAGACCATTCTTGTTGACGTAATTACTAGCCTTCACCTTAGACCGATAGAAGTCATACTTCTTGGTATCGTTGTGTTCCTTCACAATATCCTCAACAACCTTCTTCACATCTTTTTTTCTTGGACTGCCGTCCTTGTTAAGCAAGGTTGGCGCATAGTCACGCTCAAAGATTTCCTTAGTCTGTTTTCTTACTTGTGGATTGATAGGGCTAGCCTTAACGCCAGTCTCCTTATACATCTTTCTTCTTACCTCCAAAGAAACCTTTTCCCAAGTAGGATGGATGATGGCATGCTTAGCCAGACTTGTAACCTTTTCATTCAGTTCAGGGTCAGTCTTCATACTATTCAGAATATCCTCAGCAGTAGGATGGTCACTGATAATCTCTTTCCAGCGATAATCAATTCTAGAATCATACTCCTTAATGTCAATACCCTTTTCCTTTAAATACATCAACTCCCAAGCAGGAGCATTATTATTGCTCAGGGCATCTTCTGCCTGCCTCTTAATCTCAGCCTTAGCTTCACTTGGGTATTCAAGGCTATCAACCCAGTCATTAAACTTCTGTCTGCCCTTTTCGCTCATTTCACGCTCTACGGAAGGATAACGCTGAGTATAGGCATCAGTTATCCAAGTACCACCAGTCTTGCCAGTACGCTTATCCACAAGAGCAGAAGGAGCAATGAAGGAAATCTCTCCAAAGTTATCATGAGCACTCTTGCTTGTATCTATCACTGCCAAAGAAGGGTTGGCCAAACCGCCCAACTTCAAAGCCTTTCTCAGCTTCTCCTCTGTAATATTATGCACTCCGGCAAGAGTTTTATCATCTTTCTTAGCCTTCTTCTCGTTCAGCACGGTACGTGGGTCCACTCCCTGCGCCAAGTCTCTCAGCACAAGGTTACGAATATCCTCCAAGGTCATTTTCTTAATGTCCTCAGGCTTCCACTTCGTAAATGTATCAAGAGTCCAATACCAGAACTTCTTCAACCAATTCTTCAATCGGTTGATGATAGTAAGCTCTTTAGCAGTGTCTAACGGATTTTCCTTAATGGCATCCTTCGCCATCTGTTCCAAGATGGCAGCACCGTCCTCACCGGTCAGACGAGCAAAAGCCTCATCGCAAATCTCATCATCGCTCAGGTGCTTATAGTTAGGGTCCTCCTTCAAATCAGCAAAAAGTTGTGTCTGCTTAATCAACTCATCGCCATGGGAAATAAGCTCCGGATTCATTTCCTTAGCAGCAGTGCGCCAAAGATGCTGATACTCATGGATAGGAGTATTAGGATTCAGATGCTCCTGGTTCAGCACAATCTCCTTGCCATCAGTGTAGCCATAAACCACACCCTTGCCCTTCAAATACTGCACTCCTGGCTGTACAATAGCCTTCAACTGTCTATCCAAATCCTTATATTTCGCAAACAAGGAATCAAGCTTATCTTGATATTTCTCATGAGCCTTATCATTCAATTTACTCCAAACATCATCAGGAATATCGTTTTCAGAAGCCAGTCCATGCTCATCCATGTACTCCTTCATCAACTGAATCTGATAATTGTTACGTTCTTGTCCAGTTGAGTTATAAGCATCCTCAGTCTCCTTAATCTGCTTCTTTAACTCGTTCCTCTTATTATTCTGTGCATCAACCTTATAAGGGTCAAACTCGCTAGGAACATCACCTTTTACGTTTTTCACCTGCTCCTCGAAAGGCTTATTGAGGTCAAAAGCCTTGTAGTTGCCGATTCTCCAAGCGTTGGTGTAATACTTGCGCCACTGCTCCGCCAAGCTCTTCTTCTCGAAATACTCGGGCATCTGGTTAGGGTTATCCATGTTCACGATGGCATACTGCGCATACTTATCTGGGCGATGCTCAGTTGCCCAGTCGTATGCAGCCTTAGCAGCCTTCTTCTGCTCAGGTGTCTTGATGTTGAAACGAAGCTGTGGGTCGCTCATCAGCATAGAGATAGCAAGATTATCCTGCTCTTCTGCCACCTTTTCCATCTCCTCGTTGCTTATCACCCTTACAGGTATTCCAGCCTTCTTAAGCATAGCAGAAACGGCATCAAAAGCCACCTTCTGCGCCTCCGTCATTTCCGAAGGCTTCACCTCCTTCACATCGCGGTCAAATTTCATTAAAGGAACTATCTTATGAACACCGACAGCAGAAAGATAACCACGATTATTAAATCTAGGATTGACTTCATAAGCACAATTATTCTGCTTATCTACCCAAGATACGCCTTTACGGTATTTTCCTGTACCAAACCATTTCTTTTCATTAGGATATAGCTTATCACCTTGAATATTAGAAGATAAGATAGTATAACCCGAATCAGTTTTGTCCTCCTTGTCGGAATGGAAATTAAGCAAACGTTCAACAAACTTTTGCATCTTAGGCTTATCCTCCTCAGATGGGTGAATATCATTTTCATAATCATATTCCATCTGGGCAATAAAATCACTATTCTCAATATTCTCAGCATTCTCAATAGCACGAATGGCATCAGTAAGTGGCTTTATGGTTGCACGTTTCACCTTATATAATTCATCCTTCTTCTTTACCAACTTAGCCTGCGCCAACTGCCCTGAAAGATAATCAAGCCCCAAATCACTTAATATCAGGGCTTCTGTCAATTCCTTCTGAGCTTGCTTAATGGCTTTCTTGTCACCACTCTCAACAGCACTCTTCAAGGCAATAGCAACAAGAGTAACAGGCTTCAATGCTTCCTTAATCGACTCTTCATAAGTCTTGGCATTTTCTGCCTTCTTCTTGCGCTCAACTGCACCTTCTCTACGCTCATACTCATTAGCTGTGTAATACTCAAATTCCTCGTCAATTCCCTTCAGAACATCACTAACCTCCTTAAACTCCTCGTCAGAAAGAGTCTTCAAAAGTTCGTCCATGTCAAAAGCAACATCAACTTCCGGCACATCATCAGGTTCTACTTCTCCCTGCTCCATCAAGTCCCAGTACTGCTTCTGCTCTTTTGCCAATTCTACAATCTTGTCAAAGGCTTCGCTATGAGCACCGTCTTGCATCATTTCTTCCTTATAAGCAGCACGCTGTTCCTTCTGCACCATGGCATAGTCCGCAAATGGCTTAGTCTTGCGGTCAGAAGACTCCAGCCACTTATCAAAGGTAGTCTTAGGTACAGAAGTAACCTTACCAAGTCCCTTCCAGCCTTTGGAATAGTTGGCAAGATAAGCCTCAGTAGCAGCCTCCTCAGAAGGATAGCCATACATCACCTTATGCTCGTCAAACTCACCAGTCTCTGGGTTCACCTGGTCAACAACATAAACGTTACCATCATAAGAATCAAGGTCAGCAGCATCATTGATGAACATGTCGATATGGTCACCATCCACGCCAATCTTGCCCAAGATATAGCCATAAGTATCGTGCATGGTCACGCTCCAAGGCTTGCCCTGCTCGTCCTTACCGCTACGTGTAGTCCCCTTCGGTGTCTCTACAGTAAAGTCATAGCCACCAAAGGACAAATGTCCCTTCTTATAGTTACCTGCCTTCTTCTGAGCCTCAGAAGGGTTAGGCTCAGTCTCGGCAATGGCATTCTTTAAACGTTCTCCGAAGGATGCTTCTTGCGGTAGATGTGAGCCTCGAACAGCTGAGCCTTCGCCAGGTCCCATGCTGCCAGTCTCTTGTCGCCCTTTGCGTCCGCTATCAGAGCCTTCTCCAATCTCGGACTCAGAAGATGCTTCTCCGTTACCAACTTCTTCGCCTTGGCGATTTCCTTCATCAACTCCTCTCCGTGAAGAGTCGCTACCCAGGCCACCGCCTCCTCCATATCCTTCTTCATTGCTTCTGTCATCATAATCTGCTATTTCTGGTAAAATTGATTTAACATATTCTTTATACTCACGCTCACGTTCCTCAGCCTCCATCATACGGTCGTATTCCATGCCTTCGATGGCGTTAAGTTCGCTTTCAGAAGGCAAAGATAATGTTTTATCTTGAATATACGAATTATATTCTTCGATTTCTGCCTGTCTTTCGATGATTTCACGCTCTTTCTGGGCTTCATACCATTCTTCCTCTGCCGAAAGTTCCTCTTCTGCTGCGGCAATTCGGTTCATAAGTGCCACGTTACGCATATCCTTCACGTTGTCGTAGGACTTGAACATATCGAGCAAGGTGTTTCTCACATCTTGGTCAGAATATCCCATATCCTGCAAGTTTACAGGAAGGTCATTGTACACTCTCACGGCAAACTCGTTAACCGACATACCGGTTCCTTTCTTGGCAATAAGATAATTGAACTTATTAGAATCATACCGCTTGCCAATACCAAACTTGAAATTACTCTTGCCCAACTCATATTGAAGAGATTCCGGATTCAAGCTATGTGGACTCAAAGATTCAGATACAGCCTCTTCCAAAGTCTGAGGCGTTAAGTCCATAACATCAACAGAGGCATCCTTGTATATCTCTTTGATTACTCCAAGGTCATTTTTCTTGAAGGCATCAGCCACAAGAACCTTGCGCTGCTCAGAAGGAGTCAATTCTTCCATCGCCTTGGCTCTCTCCTCCTTATTCTCTGCACTATATAGAGTATTGAGCAACTTATCCTGTGCCTTCAAATCCTTTGCCGATGCAGATAGATTAGCCTGTCTAGCCTCTAACTGTGCCTTGGTAGTGTTCAATTCTTTCAACTGGTCAGCCGAATAATCAATATCACCATTCATATATTGCTCCAGGGCTTCATTAATATCATCTATCTGTGGCTGCACCTCATCGTTCTGAATATGATAGATGCGCTTACGCTCAGAGGCAATATAATTGCTAGCCTCATCCATGGTAGGATATTGCTTCTTCAATTCTTTATTGTCAAGCACAGCCACCTCACGCTCATCCGAAGGACTGCCAACACTATCATCCACACCTGCCTTCTCGATTTCAGCCTTGCGCTCATTCTTCAAGGTTCTAGCCTCCTCTGGGGTCATAACCTCCTTGCGGATAGCATTCCAGTTCTTATAACGAGTTTCAAGGTCGGCAATCTGCTCATTAACAAGTGCCAAGTCGTTCTCCACCTTCTGAGCCTTCTCTGGGTCCAAGTCGGCATTGAGAGATAGCCAGTTCTCATATTCAGATGCTGCCTTTCTCTTGTTATCCAACTGTTCCTTGATGTCAGAACGGCTACCACTGATAAGGTTCATCAGTTTACCATGGTCATTGCCAAATTGCTCCTGTAGATACTCAGCTGCCACCTTTGGCTCTGTGTCCTTAGACGAATAATCTGGCTGTCCCATGCCCAAACCTACGATACCTGCATTATATCGTTGCTTCTTATCTGCCTCAGCCTTGGCTGCATCATCGTTGGCACGCTGTGCGTCCTCGGCATCCAGCTCTGCACCAATAGAGGCATCGAGGGCGTTCTGTCGCCAAGTATTAAACTCGTCCTTGGTCAGTGCGATATTGTCCTTGCCATCAGAAAGCACAATCTTGCCATCCTCGCTATATCCTGCAAAGGTCATTTGCATAGGTTCCTCACCTGCTTCCATGGCAACCTCCACGGTGTCGCTAGGCTTCAACCCACTGCCATCATACTGGGCAAAGAACTGCTGCTGTCTAGCATTCTTCTGCTCAGTAACCTGCTGATTGATGTAATCATCCATAGGAATAGGCGTGCCCACTTCCTTGATTTCGGCACTAGAAACCTGCTTGATGGCAGGATTTCCATCCTCATCAGGCACAACCACGAAGCCACCACCATACTCATTGGCTTTCTTCAAGAATACCTGTTGACCTGTAGTAAGGGTAGCTGGAACGATATTTCCGTCTTCCGTCTGATAAGTCCAAAGAAGCTCCTTCAAGGCATCACCATAGCCATCATCAGCATGTTGCAGAGCATCATAAACGCCCTTCTTGGCATTCTGAGCCTCCACATACTTACGCACGGCATCCTGTTGTGCTGGAGTCATTGAGTTGGCACTCTGAGCCACAAACTGCTCCATGTCCTTGCCATCCTCATACGCCTTCACCACAACATTCATCTGTGCCTCATCATCACCAAAGGCACGCTTCAATCTAGCCTTCGACACATCATCGTTATGGTCAATCGCTTTCAAGCCCTCAGCATCCCCATTCTGGTAGGCATTCTGTCCCATCACATAGGCATCAGATTTGCTTTCATTGGATGCAGTAGTGGCATCAGAAGGACTTGAACCGTTCTCCACCGAAGGTGTACCCTCCACATTTGTAGGCGTTTCACCCCCAACTGGAGGCGTTGGCGGTTCTGTTGGTGGAACATCAGAAGAAACAGAAGCATCTACAGGCTTTTCCGCTGTAGCCTCAGCATTCTCAGCCGAAGCACCACCTTCTTGTATGGCACCAGGCAGTTCACGCTGTCCCTCAATCAAGTTTTGATTCATCTGCTCCTTTGCATCGTTCATTTCTCGTTTCAGCACGATGTCGTTATAAAGCTGCTTCTGGTATTCCTCCACAAGTTTCTGCTGTTCGGCAGTGCGAGACTTGCCATCACCTTCTAGAGCCTTGCGAAGCGTACCATGCTCCACACCTTGCGAATCCTCGAAGGTGCGCACATACTCCTTCATGATAGGGCTATTCTCGAAAGCACTATCATAGAAGTGGCGATAACTGTTCACCATCTGCTGCTCCTGCTCGGTCAGTTCCATGCCTTTCTGCTGTTTCTGCATGATGTCACCGATGGCACTGGCATTCTGATGAAGATAGATTGCAGCCTTATCCTCGTCATTCAGTTGCTCACCTGCGGCATACTTATCCCTAGCTTGCTCATATATGGTGTTCAGTCTATCCTGCAAGGCATCGGTATGGTAAGCCTTTTCATACTCAGAAGTGATATTCAGCGACTTCTCGAAGCCTAGCTTCTTCTCGTCCTTACGAGCAGCTTCATGCGAAGAGTATTCCTTACGTTCCACCACTCCACCATCCTTGTTATAGGTATCGAGATAGTATTTGCCATCATCACCAAGATAAACTTCTGAGTCGATAACTGGCGAGAAGGAAGAAGGGCGTTTTCCTTCCACCACAGCCATCATCTTTGCCTTCAATACCTCTGGCACGCTCTTATCGTTCAGCAGGTTCATGTACTTATCAGTGAGTTGCCCCATCATCTGCACACCTTCACCATCTGCACGATAACCATTGATGCCCAACTTCTCGAAGGCATCACGCAAATCATCATAGCCGAATCTCTTCAACTCGGCAATATCTCGGTCGTTGAAGTCAAACTTTCTGTTAAACTCCTTTGCATCCTTGAATCTGGCATACTTGCCCACCATACCAGGCAAACCGATGGAAGTAAGGTTAGCCATACTCTCCAAGAAACTCTCAGCTGCATCCTTGCCTGTAGGCTTGAAAGATGGATCCTGTGCCATACGCTCCAACATCTGCTGACCTGTCATAATGCTAGAGTCCACCACCTTGCCACCTACATCTGCAAGAACATTGGTAGCCAAGCCCCTGCCCTTGCCTATCATATTGGCGATTGTACCACCTTGCATAATGGCACCTACGGCACTCTGCTTAGCCACCTCTCCCAAAGTATTGGCAAGAATCTTGCCCACTGAAGGATTGTAAACCTTGCCATTCTCATCTAACTGGCCAGTACGATAAATTTCATCAATAGGCTTGGAGATAGCCGACTGTCCACCGAAGGTTACTGCACCATGAGCAGCACCTGTCTTCAACGCCATTCCCTTACTCTTACCAATGAGAACCTTGGCTGCACGCTCTGCCATCTTGGCTTCCATGCCCTTAGCCATCAAGTCGCTAGCCAGTCTTCCTTCTGCCTTGGCAAGCATACTCTTTGTTACCTTGCCACCTGCGGCACCAGGAAGCCAATAACTCCAAGCATCCCCTGCAAAGGTCAACGCCCCACTGCCTACACGCTCCCAGAAGCCAGGCTGATATTGCTGATTGGCAATATCCTCCAACCAGTTCTGATAGTCGGTCTGTACCAACTTTCGTGTTATCTTGCCCACTATGGTATTGCCCAATCCAGTATTCATTATATACTCCGCACTACCCTTTGGTATCATATTCTTCACCTCCAACTGATTGAGCTGAGCCTTCAACACTTCATCAATCATCGGCTTAAACTGCTTAGGGTTTCCGCTCAGAGTTCCATTCATGCCATATCGCTGCAACACCTTGAAGGCTGCATTGCTCATATCGTTCAGAAACTGAGGATTCTTGTAAAGACCATTAAACTTCTTCTGCAATGCACTGAGAGTTTTCTGAGGGTCTTTGGCTTGATTAGCCTCATACTGAGAAGCGATGGCAGTACCAAGGCGAAGACTGGCTGGAATGTTCTGACTTCCTTCCATACCTTCGTTGAATGCCTTGCTACCTTCTTCCTGAGCCTTGTTATACTCTTCCACTACAGATGGATTCACATACTTACTGATAACACTAGAAAGAGCCTCATCAATATCCTGGTTCATCAACTGGTTCTGAATAACCTCATCATTTGAATAGAGACGAGTGGCGAGGTCTTCCGCTGTTTTGCGGTAGTTCTCTCCATACTTCTTCACAAGACTTTCTACCATAGCTGGCTTCACCATACCATTGATAAACTGGTCATAGCCATGCGTCTGGGTGATATACTGTCCAGTCTCATCCAAGGCAACACTGTTCATGATACCATACTGAGAAGCCATCTTCTTCAAGTTGTCCTGCACAGCATGAGAATGCCAGCCATTCATTACAGCTTCGTCCACACCTTCTACAGTATCTCCCAACTTTGATACAAACTCATCAGTAGTTCGCTGAGCGAGGCGATTTGCTGCACGGTTCATGGCTCCCATAGCCATACTTTGTGCCTCCTCTTGATTCTGAGCTTGTCCGCTAGCCATCAAGTCATACATAGTTTCAGACAAAGCATCGCCCTTGCCTACATATTTATTATAGATAGCATCCACCTGCTGGACTGGAGCTGCACCTGTAATTGCATCAACATCCTTCACAGTAGGCTTAGGTTGCTCGGTAGCTGGTGCATTCTCTTGATTAGAATGCTGTACCTGCTGATTATTGTCTTGTGGCTGCTGCATATTATCACCAAGAAGCATATTGGTAATCATGCCACCCATTTTCTGCTCTCTGCCGATATTACCTGCATCCACCTTCGGCATCATGCCGAGTGCTTGCGAAATCAAGCTAGGCTTCTTTAGCTCACCTCGCTGATACTCATCATTCAGCTGTGCCAAGTCCTTGAAGTTGCCCGGCTTATTGTCTGGAGAATTGTAAGCATCTATCACTTCTTGCGGATATTGAGTCTGTTCTGTTCCCTGAGAAGGTGAAGAAGGAGAAGGCTTCTTGCCTACCTCATTGATAGGGGTAGCGTTTCCACTGGTATCATACCAAATGTAACCTTGTTTACGATATTCTCCCACATTCTCAATAGGCACATCCACCTTCTGCTTCTTATCGTCAAACATGGTGATATAGCCACCCTCGAAGTCCTTGGCGAAGTTATCCATGCCTCGCTGCTGAACAACCTCGTCTGGGATGTCATACTCGTTGTTGTCCTTATCCCATACGTGATAAGTCAACTTAGATTTGTTGTCTTTGTCTGCCATATATTATGTTATTTTCTTATATACTTTGAATAATCTACCTTTGTGCTCGAAGTTCCCTTGGCTGGTTTTCCACCATAAGGGCGAACGGTTCGCTTCTTGCCTTCCTTAGCCATCTTAGCCCTAGCATAAGCGGATGCCTGTTGGCGATTGTACTTGTTAGCCCAAGTTCCACCTCTTCCATCAGTATTGCCACCGATATTCATACCATTGTGTGTAGCCCATTCATTCACATGCTTCTTGAAAACAGGGTTGTTCACATAGTTGGTATTGAAATCGTCCGCTTCCTTGTTATCAGCATTTTCCCTGTTTGTCTTCTGCGTCTGAGCATTGTTCTTGGCAATAGTAGAATTGTTCACACCTATATGAGAACGTTTGTCAGCTGCTCCTGCATTGGCATTGTTGGCTTGGGCTGTTAGTAAGTCGCCCTTCTTACCCCTCAACTCGTCTTCCGTCTTTTTCTTCGCCTCATTTAAATCAGCACCAGTCGAATGCTGTCTTGCAGATTGAGTAGCTTCATCAACCTTAACAGGAGTAAGAGCATCAACCTGGTTCTTCTGCGAACCACGATAAGCAGCAAGGGCTTCATTAGCCTTAGCTGCTGCCTCTGCTTGCATCTGTGCTTGCTTGTTGGCTCTATCCTTCCAGATATTCGCCATCATCTGGTCATATCCTTTCTGACGAAGGGCATCAGTGCCTTCTCTCAGCTTACGTTGGCGTTCCGTCAAAGCCTGGGCTGATTCCACCTTCTGCTCAGGAGCACCGATAGCTGTGCCGAAGAAGTTGCCGATATGTTGGAAGAGGTTGCCTAACTGTTCCCATTTGGCTTGCCTCTCGGCTTTCTTCTGCAAAGCAGCATTGGCTGCTACTGTCTTATCCACATCACCAAGAGATTGAAGCCATGGCATAAAAGAAGCCCAATCGCCATTGCCATTCTTCTCGAAGTCCCTCATGATGTCATAAGGCTTCATCTGCTGCAAGAGAGGATTCTGCTCTATATCGGCATAAGGTTTGCTCCAATCAATCGAAATACCTTGGTTTGGAGTTACCTCGGTTACTTTCTCGGTTGGTTGCTGAGTGAAGGATGGCTGATTACCAACCACCAATCCATTTGTATCTATTGGAGCTGTTGCTGTTGCAGTTGTAGAAGTAGCTTGTGCTGCAGCACTATCCCCACTTGGCTGTGTCGGTGTCTGCACAGAAGAAGAAGTTGCTGGCTCAGATGGTGCTGACTGCCCATCATCATTGGATGGAAAATCGGTTATAGGTGTCACAGCTGTTGCTGGACGCTTCGGAGTTAAATCGTCACTCATAAATCCCATATCTACCTCCTTTCCTTACCACGGCAAACTACTTGCAGCACTAGCCAAACCACTAGCTGCACCTTGAATGGCTTGCGCCTGAGCCAAGCCCTTTTCTTTCTTGGCGGTAGCAATGTAGTTGGTCATTTGGTCTATCTGAGAATCTGCGGTGTTCCATACATTCTCTTTCTGTTGGGCACCTTGCACAGCAGCTTGTTGCATCATGTTGCCCACTTGCTCATTGGCTGCTTGTTTGCTCAGTGCCACAGATTCATCACTACCACCACTCACGATGTTGGTATTCTTGGCTTTCTGCGTTGCATTATCCAGCACCTTCTGGGCGTTGGTCACTGCCACCTGGTTCTCGGCTGTCTGTGTCGGGTCCTGATAATAAAGATTATCACGGTGGTCCTTCACCTGCTGCATACGATTCTCAAAGGTCTTGATGTATTCGTTGTATGCAGCATTTTGTTTTTTGGCTGCTAGAGCACCACCTACAGCTGAGGTAACGCCACCAGCAATACTTCCTATAAGTCCCATAAAATTCGAATTTAATGTTTAAACAGTGCTAAAGTAATGCGTTTTTCTCGCCTATCTGTGATAAGTTGCGCAACTTGAACAACAAGTTTCGTTATTTTTCACTATATTTGCACCCGAAAACTATCAGTAATCATTTAAATTCTTAGAATATGGCAACAAAAAAAGATAATAACAATGAGCCGAAACCAAAGCGAAAGAAGACAGGTGGACGCAAGGCTGGCACGGCAAACAAGATAACGAAAACGGTACGTGAAAGCCTTAGCGATGCCATCACTGGCTATTTTAACGGCATCAATGAAAAAGGCTACTCTCTCGCCAATGACCTCATGCAGATAGAAGAACCTGCCGGACGCTTGGCTATAGTAGCAAAGTTCCTCCCATACGTTGCTCCAAAGCTTCAATCCATATCATTCAACAATGATGAGCATCGAAGCCTGTCCGTGGAAGAGTCCTTCATGGAGCTGGAAGAGAAATTTGAGAAACAGGAGACCACCATCAACATCAAGAATCTTAAGATTGTTAATAATGGCTAAATACGAAAAATGGGTAGCCCTCTCTAAAATTTCTGCTACTTTAGAGAAGACTACCCTATGGTATGAAATTGACTGAATCTGTCAAATATTAAGTTTTATTGGCACAATTTTAAGATATATTAGCTACTTTTTATCCCTCATGCGCTCAAAATACTTCGTCTGGTCTTTGGTGATATTCTTCACCTTAATCTGTATAGTACAGTTCTTAGGCACTGTATCATTGATATTATCCATCAGTTGCTGGATAATATCATCCGTGTTCAGGTAGCCCATACCTTCCACATGGCCAACCACCTCACCCATGAAGTAGGCATCAGCACTGAATTCAAATGTTTCCTCCACCTTTTCAAAAACAGGCGCATGATACTCCTGTATTCGTCTGCTTGGGTCATTGGTAAAGAAAATCTTCTCCACCACCTTCTCATTCAGTTCCCAGGCTCTGGAGAAATCAGGCTTCACATATCCCATGGTAATCTTATGAGTACTGATGTGATTCATCGCAAAACCTATCTCTTCATAATTGGCACCAATATCATTTTGAGCTATGGTAGCCCAAGTATGGCGAAAAGTATAAGGTGTTATCTTCAATTCACTATCCTTCAATGTATTCACACAGAATTTTTTTAGGAATAGGCACAAATTACCGTCCATCGACCTGCTGCAACCATAGCTTTTGTGAAAATTAAACAGATAAGGGTCTTCTTTATCTGAGAAATACTTCATCATGGTAGGTATGAGCATATCTGGTACTTTCATTTCTATATAAGCTTCATCAGCTCTAACCGTTCGTGTCTTCTGTCGCTTGTAATGCAAAATACCATCGTAATAGTCAACTTTCTTCATTTCATATAGGTCAGCCACATTGATTCCTGCAAGACACAATACCATCTTGCACACATCAACAGCCAAGCATTCCGTCTTAGAAGAAGGAATCACAGAAAAAATCCTTCTGCAATCCTCCATCAAGATAGCACGCTTTTTGGGAATAGCATGCTTATGATACTCTACTTTAGTCCAAGGATTCACCTTTATCCTTACGATGTCGTTGTCATAATCATTATATTTAGCCACACCTGCCTTGAACATCTTTTTTAGAAACTGAGGATAGTAAGATTTCTTTGCCTTGGAATCCTTCATACTATCTATCCATCCTTGCACAAGTTTGGTGTTCAATTCACTAAACATTACCTTCTCAGAACCACAATATCTTTCTATACTATTCAGGGTATTGCGATAATTTACAAGAGATTGAGGTTTCAATGTTTCAGACAACTCATCAATATATTCTCTTGCAAAGTCTGAGAAACACACATCTGCATCGTTCTGTTCTAGATAGTCCCTAACCTGTTCAGCACTCCAAGAACGGATGTCTAGCTTATTAAGCTTGAACATCCATTCTTCAATAATTTGGTTCAGTGGATTTAGCACAAAAGAATCCTTCACATCATGAGAACCCTTCACGATGCCTTTCTGTCCCACCATCTTGTTCGTCTTAATATAAAGCGACCTACGATTATGAGTCATTCGAATGTACACTTGGTAAAAACCATCTGACCTCTGATGCTGAACAACAATTTTAAATGTAGCCATAGTTATTTTATTTTCAAAGCTATTTCAAAACAAACGCTCTCATTTGTCACGTTTAACGTGTCAAACGTTTCTAAAACACTATACTTCTGACTATCTAGAAATCAGCCATTTACGCCAACTCCTCAAATATCAGACAATTACGAAAACATGATTTCTAATTTCCAAACCAAATTCATAATCTACTGTATTTACTAATGTTTTAGCGTTTCTTTCAAAACAATTTATAAACTTTATAATAATTAAATTTTACTTCTAAACTTTATACACCTTATTTATATACATTATATTCTGCCTGTATATGATGAACTGTCCCATCCTTATCCTTGCATTTGGCATCAAGAACAGCCTCACATTTCCAGGTATCATCTTGCTTTATATAGAGGTAGCTTCCTTCAAGAATAGCATCACCAAACCATTCATGTTCTTCTTGCTTTTCTTCCTTAGAATCCTCCACCTCATTACTCAGGTTCAATCTAATCAAGCATCCATATTCTTTCTTAGACAAATCCACCTTTTCATTATACTTGAAGTTATCTGCCCAAACATTAAGAACACCATGGCTTCTCTCATTTATTACCTTACAAGAAAAAGGAGTTGATGGAAAATCAACAAAACTCCAGTAATCATACTGAGCCTCATCATAAGTAAAAGAATAATGAGCAAAAGGCACATTCTGCCAATTCTCTGTTGGCAAATAGTCCTCTCTCGGCATCTCACCTGCATAGTTTACTTTCAGATTATGCTCATAGCCATTGCCACCAGAATAAACTAAATCAATTATCAAATCTATACGATTCCCTTTTCTGGTCAGTTTATAATAGCTACCAGCCTTAACCCTAGAACTTCCTCCATCAATACTTGATGAAAGTTGACCATCTTTAATTTGTATCTCTGTTGAATATTTATTCGTAGTTAAATCTACTTTTTCACCATAAAGATAATTTTTACAGCTCAAAGAAAGAACTTTATTAGGATTTTCAGAATCCTCTAAAGCTAAATCTATATAGAAATCCTTATCGTTAGAAGGTGAAGAGCTTACAACTGGTATATCCATAAGATAACTAACATTGTATGCCGTATTATCCCACACAACGGCTTTTCCCTTCGTCCCTCCGTCTATAGCCTTATCATCAGAAAATGATTCCTTGCTACAAGAAGAAAAGAGACCGAGCGAAAAAACAAATAACAACACAGATGCTACAGCTAGAACTGGAGACAAAAACAATCCTAGTTTATATAGCAACATAAAGAACTTAAAAAATATTGTTTTCATACGAACAAACCTTTTTATAATTATTTTAAAATCATTTTTTTCCACACCATCCACACAAAGTTTTTCCTTGGTCAATGGCATTTGTTTCATCTGTCCTTGTTATCTTGCCTGTAGTTCTCTTAAGAGCTGGGCAATTTCTATCCTTGTGGTATCGCTTGGACCCAGGACTATCTGATATATAATAGTCGCCTTCATCAACAGCTCTTATCGAATGAGAGACCTTCCACTTTGCATTTGTATAGCCAGCACTGTAAGTAAAAACCAAAGACACTAAAGCCACCAGCACGAAAATGAACGCAACTAAGACTTTACGAACAAACCTAGGCTGCCTAGAAGTAACTTCTTGTTTGGAATGACTGCTAGAAAGTAATTGGAAAACTATCTTTTTGGCATCCAAAACAGTATTTATTTCTTCCACATCAGTCCAAAATGCTAAAGACACATCTACACCAGTTTCAAACTTGTTATAATAAATCCAAATAGAGGTAACGCCATTGTCTAAGCTACGATTAACAAATCCCTCATCATTACTAACCGCATGCTTGTCCCAGAATCCCCCTATTGCACCATTTAAGAACTCATCCAAATACATATTAAGTTCTTTATAAGCAAACTTACCGATAAAATTCGAGCAATTTGATTTAGAGAAGTCAAAGCCTATTAAACGTTCAGTATTATTTATTGATAAAATCAAATCATAACGAGTTGAACGATTTCTGAATTGTACATAATTAGGAACTATCAAATTATATCCTGGTTTATGGTCATTACTGTGCCTAGAATAGTTCAACTCTTTGAAAGTTAAGATTTCAATTACTGCATCAGCTGACATGCCTATAGAGAAATCTTTAAACTGCACATTTCCATTAGACAACAATAACAAATCCATATCTCTACATTTTAATTATCCCACATTTGCCATTCTTCTTGCTGGAAGACCTTGAAGTTCTCTGAGTAGTTTATTTTCTGCCCTCAGCTCAATTAGTTCTTTCTCCATATCAGATTGGCTCATAGCCTCTGACCCAACATTGGAAGAAGTACCATTGATAAGCTCTGATGGCTTTACACATAGAGCCTCCGCCATTTTCTCCACCATACTTAGGGACACATCACCACCTTCCATTATGTTAGCAAGCTCAGAACGTGTCAATTCTACCTTTGAAGCAAATTCAATATTGCCAAGTCCCTTTTCGTTTATCAAAGACTGCAACTTGGTAGAATTAAACAAAGAAGTCTTCTTTGGTGAGAGATTGGCATAAAGCTCAAAGAAATTGTAATCAAGAGCCTTGCTTATCTCCATCAACTTAGCAGTATCTAGCGATTCTTTACTAAATACCACCTTATTTACATTCTGCTGAGCGATGCCAAGTCTTCTAGCTAACTCAGACTTAGAAATACCTAGCTCATTAACTCTTTGCTCAATAGCTAGTCCGATGTTTACATTAAGTTCGTTCATAAATCCTATTTTATTTACTATTTGTGCTAACAAACATAAAATAGTATTTAACTAACTTAATAATTAAATACATTTGTATGTAGTTACATTTATTTTTATTACTTTTGCACCGTAAAGTTAGTAAATAAATAAATAAGTACCAAATAAAATTGAAGAAAAATGAAGAATGAAGATAAAAAAGTTCCCGATGCGCCTAAAAGGTTATGGGTTTTTCCATATCATTTAGACCGGTTAGGAGGCCTAGTATATGCAAATGGGCATTCCTATGAAGAATATTGGGAAGGGCATGAATATCCAAAGAATTTGGATAAAGATGTGGAATACGTCAGCCTCAGCCAATCTTGGCATAAGGCAAAGGAAGTTCCAGAAAATTTGCACACCTTTATCATTGGTGTTTCCAAAGACTTCACTCATCCGGTTCTTATAAACTTAGAACAAAAATGTCAGCATAAGTTTTATGGTGCTTTCAACATAAGCGATAAGAAGATATGGAACCAAATTATCCGCAAAGATTTCCGCTTCGCTTATTGGGCTTACATCAAGGACTTAGTTCCTACCATAGAGGAAGGAGGCACAAAATGAAAAAGATAATGTTCAATGACCTGTACGGTCTCACCCAAGCAGTTCTGGAAGGTCGCAAGACCCAGACCCGAAGAATCGCCTACCAAGAACCTTTCAGGCGAAACTTCAACTGCGGTTTCTGCACGGAAGGAAAAGACAAGGGCAAGCTCACCATCAATGATGGCAATGAGATAGTAGCGAAGTCACATTATAAAATCGGTGAAGTCGTGGCAGTCGCACAGAGTTACAGCCACATTCCGTGTGCAGAAGAAACGGAAGAAACATTTAATGAGGAAGTTGCATCCGCAGGATGGGGCAACAAGATGTTTGTAAAGGCTAGTTTGATGCCTCATCAAATCAAGATTACCAATATTCGGTGTGAAAGGCTACAGTCCATCAGCACCGATGACTGCATGAAGGAAGGAATTTTCTGTAGCCACATCGAAGGCTTTAAAGATGCCTATTCATACGATGCCACAATTGATAGTTTTGAGAAGAAATGGTGGTACAGAACTCCTATCGAAGCATATAAGATGCTCAGCTGTAAGCTCCACCTCCATTGGGGCAGCAATCCTCTCGTCTTCGTTTACGATTTCGAACTAGTTAAATAACAATTCATCATCAATATGAAAGAAGAAACATTACCACTCAGACCTCAGATTAGGGAACTGGCGTTAGGTCAAGCCATCGACTTCCCTATCAAGAGAATGCTATCGGTCAAGAGTAGTTGCACTGACCTCGGTGCCATCTACAGCCGAAAGTTCAAGACCAAGCTCAACCGGGAGCAAGGAGTTATCACAGTTACAAGAATCAAATAAAACAAAATAGTCATGAACCAAACAGTACAAATCCAGTTCGCTGACAAGATGGTCTCATTCGACACATTCCTATCAGCCATACGCAATGTAGTCCAGGAAGAAATTTCCAAGGCTGTAGGCAAGCGACCATTCATCACCCAAGCCAAGGCATTCGACACCTTCGGCAGACGCAATGTAGAACGATGGGTGAAGGAAGGCAAGGTCAAGGTCTTCGGGCGTGGCAAGAACGGCAAGATTACTCGCTACGAATACCGACTGTCCGAGCTGGAAGCCTGTGCCTGTAAAGTTCAAGACTATCTACATCCCACATAGGTAATTTTACTTTTAGAGAATAGACATAAGCTAACATTGCAAACAAGAAAAGCTCGCTGTGAAGCGAAACTTATCGTTGAAACATTCAAAAGGTGCCTGGGCAAATATCCCTGCGAAAACAGCTATTCATCATTAAAAATCTGATAAGTACAAATCCTACTCAGGCACCTTTCTTTACACGGTCGGCATTGCAATCTTGCATGTAGCCTAGCCCATCGGGGGCGATGTTCATAACAAACGATTGATTGTTTAAATGCTTTTTTACTAGGTTCACCATGATTTCTGCGAAAAAGAACTAAGCAGATAGGCACAAGGGTTCGACTCCCTAACCGACCACCATTACAAACAATATAAAACGATAAAGTTATGAAAACAATTAAGATTATCTTCTGCATTGCCATCTGGCTAGTCCTTGGATGGCTCTGCCTCAGTAAACTCTCACAGGGCATCCACGATGAGAATCTGATTTCTCAGATGCCACAGTGTACATACGATGAGATAGTCGATACGCTCACCTCTCGTAATGGCTTCCAGCCTACAGAGCATCAGATAGTAACCTACTATTATGAGCGATTCAAGAAGTAAGAGCACCTATGCAGCTCGCAAGTGCCTCCTCTGCCCAAATGGGCGTAACTGCATCAATGGCAAGTATTGTCTTAAATACAAGATGTACGTGCAGCATCAGGAGAAACTGCCATGTGAATGAAAAATAGATTAACTAACCATCCTGCAAAGGATATAAATAAATGTAGATTATGAAAAAGTTTATTGGTACAAAGGTCATTATGGCAGAGCCTATGACTATGACAGAAGCACAGAAAGTGCTTGGTAGAGAAATTAAGCCAGCAACCGTTGAGGAAGATGGCTACTTGGTAGAATACAAGGACGGATATAAGTCTTGGTCTCCTAAGAGTGTGTTTGATGAAGCCTATCGTGAAGTAGGCTCAGTTAACTTCGGTGGTGCTATTGATTTGTTGAAGGCTGGTCTTGCGGTAAGACGTAAGGGTTGGAATGGCAAGGGAATGTTTATCGTTAAGCAGGTTCCTTCTCACATTGGAGCAGACATCATTCCTAAGATGCAGTCTCTCCCTCAGTATGTTAAGAACATCTTAATGAGCCGTGAGAATCCTCACATTGACTACACAAACCAGATGCTTATCATCAATCCAGATGGTCGAGCAGATTCTTGGGTTCCTTCTTCATCTGATGTATTTGCGAAAGATTGGGAGGTCGTATATGAGTAAACTAACCACCCTCTCCTTTTTACAGGAGAGGGTAAAAAGAAGATGATATGGCAAAAATGAATGTAACAGAAAAGGACTTTGAAGCTTTCTTACAAGCTACAGAATCTCTTATGGCTATATCTGGTTCTTTGGATGAAGACTTCAACGAAGAGGCTTATGCAATAAACAGACAGTTCAAAAATTTCAAGAGAAGATACTTAAAGACAAAGGAGGAAAATAAGAAATGAGCAAAAATAAAGCTATTGAATATATTAAACGTGCCAAAGAGCAGCTATCTGACGATTTACTTACTGTAAGGTTTTGTCAAATGGCTCGCAATAATTTAGAGAAGGCACTTAAAGAGTTGGAGGGCAATATGGAACAGAATAACAAACAGACGATGCCATGTTTCGAACTTGGCAACCTTTACGTCTTCAAAGAAGAAGACGAGGATGAAGAGTTGACCATTATAGGCAAACTCATCGCCAAGAACGAGAGCCAAGACACATTGACATTTGGCAATCAGTATGAGATTGAGACAGAGAACTTCGTTACAGACCAGGCATTTGAACTTCGCATAAGTACAAACAAGGAACTGCGAGAAGCGACAGAGGATGAAGCCATCTTGTTTCAAAATGCTTTCACTCTCCGGAAGAAGAGCAAGAATCAGCCATCATTCAGAACCTTCGATAAGGTTCTTGTGCGTAACAGCGATGAACATAAATGGAGATCACCTATACAGAGAGGAAAGCCGATTCACCCTCGACAAAATCTGTGCAGACCTCGAAGCCGAAGGATATTCCGTCCAACCGATTGTTATTCCAGCTTGTGCCATCGGAGCACCGCACAGAAGAGACCGAGTTTGGATTATTGCCCACCGTTCAGACCCAAGGGCTGAAACAGTGCAACAAGAAGGGCAAGACGGAATTTGTTCCGCTAGACCTTCTCCCCACACCCAATGCGATGGACATAGCCCACAAGGACATAAAAATCAACGAGCGAGGGCGAAGAAATCCAAAGAAGGGCAAGACCGACCACAGCCTGGGTCTAGAAGACATGGCAGTGGCACAACTCCTTCCTACGCCCACGGCACTCGACAAAGGAGGAGGAAGAATAAACAAGAGCCTTTCACCGAATGCAGCAGAACGCCCAACCTTGGCACTCGCCGCTCGAAAAGGCTTGCTTCCCACGCCTTGCAGCATAGAAGCCACCAAGTTCACCAAGACCATCAATCCCAATTCCCAGATGGGGCAAGGTCTAACAGCCTTGGCGGTCAATGGTCTTCTTCCCACTCCTACGGCAATGGAGGTAAAACACTCCAACCGGGTGAAGGGGCTGAAAGAACAGGGTGCAAAAGGGATGTACAGCCGAAAGAATGGAGCACTTCGCCCGAATGGACTGACCGACTTTCTCGACTTCAACAATCAGGTAGGTGGCGGAACTTCCCAACTCAATCCCCTGTTTGTAGAGGAAATGATGGGATTCCCTTTGATGTGGACAGCCTTACCATTTCTTTCCCCAAGTGGCGACAAGAGTCCATAAAGGCTTACGGCAATGCCTGGGTGCCACAAGTGGCTTACGAGATATTCCGTGCCATCGAGGCAGAAGAAAACAAATAAATGATAGATTCGTAAATTCTACATTCCAAATAAAAAAAGAATAGATGAAAACAGATGGCTACATATTTACTCCAGAGCTGTTGCAGTGGCGTTACTTCCATCGTCCTGTGGTCGTTCAGGTGCTCATCCATGTGCTCCTCTCCTCCGCTCACAACGAGGCTTCCGCTGCCACCCTCTCCTATCGTGATTTGGCTCTACAGCTCCATACCACGGTCAAGACCATCCGTGTCGCCATCGATGTGCTCATAGCCGAGAAAATCATCACCAAGTGCTCTGCTCCAAGAGCCTCAACTAAACTCTACGTTAACAGTTCTCACCCTCTATCCCACTGCATCATACCGTGGCAAAAAGACCAAGGGGCACAGGTTACGGCACACTTCGTGGCACAGATTGGGGCACAATCTAGGGCACAGATTCAATCTTCCGAAGTTCCTTTAAATAAAGGCAATGCCGGTGATTCAGAAACTAGCAAGGGCACAGATAAGGGCACAGATAAGGGCACGAATAGGGCACAAACTAGGGCACAGACAAAACAAGGGGCACAGCCAAGGGCACAGTCTGGGGCACAGATTTCACACACTGAAACCCCTTTAAATAAAGGTGATTCCGAAGATTTAGAGATAGTCAAGGGCACAGATAAGGACATAGCAAAGGGCACAGAAGTAAGAGAAAAGAAACAAATAAAAGAAAATCTTTCCCCTGAAACCCCTATAAAAGAAAACAAACAAAGAAAAGAGAAAGCCCACCCCCAAACACAAAAAAAAGAAAAAGAAAAAAAGTCGGGGGATGCTGAAACTCAATTCTCGGAAGTGTTAAGGCTCTTCAATCGCCTCTTCCTGGGCACGCAGGTAAAGCCAATCTCGAAGATGACTCCCGACCGCAAGAAGCTAGTCGCCAAGTTTATCTCTGATTACTCCTTCGAGGACATTGAGCCGATGCTTCGCAAGGCTCTCGATTCCGACCTTCTATCCGGGCGCAAGGATGGTGGATGCTATATCTCCTTCAACTGGCTCTTCAATCCAAAGAATTACGAGCCTCTGATGGAAGGAACGTTCGACAACCCTACGATTGCAGCCTCAGCTGAAAAGAAGCCTTCCAAGCCTCAGCAGAAGAAGACATCTGGGCCACCACCATCTGATGGCAGTCTGTCAATAGGCGAACGCTGGAAACTTGCCCAACAGTCTCAGCAGTCAGCAGAAGCCTATAGAGACAAGGTTAATCGTTCCATCATCTTGGGGCATATCGACAACCTCAAAAAGCATCCGCAAGACAAACAAGCCTTGCAGTCGCTCGAAAGATTCTATCGAGACGGAACTATTCAGCGTCTTGGCATCGAATGGACCCCACCTGTGGAAGAGGAAACGAAAAACCTCCTCGACTTGGACGATAAGACACAAAACTATCTCCAGTCCCTACTCAGCGACTAACGGCAAACAAAAAGTGACAATTCAAAACTCTAAAAGTTATGGACAAACAAGAATTAATAGACCGTCTCAACGGCAATTATCCCGAGTACACGCAAAAGCCTCAGCACAAGAAGGTGCAGCGTGAAGGTCAGTTGCAGATAGCCTGTGTACGATGGTTTCGACTACAGTACCCAGCTTTCTCCACACTCCTCTTCCATCCCAAGAACGAGGCTGACGGTGCTACCAGTGGCAAGAAGCTAGCCATCAATGCAGCATCGGGCGTGGTCCCAGGCGTTCCCGACCTCATCCTTGCTCTCCCTTCCATGAAGGATGGCAAGACAGGCATCATCTACGAGAACCCAGAAGTTTACTTCGGCTTGGGCATCGAATTGAAGTATGGCAAGACCAACAATCAGTCTGCCAACCAGAAACGCTTTCAGGGCTATTGGCAGTGCGCTGGCTACAAGTACGCCCTCTGTCGTTCCCTCGAAGACTTCATCGAAGTGGTCAAGGCTTACATGCAAGCAGCCGAAGCCAACGCCTTCGAGAAAGTTCGCTCCTATCACTTCATCAATGATGATACTGAGCACAACAAGCAAGTATTAAACAAAATCATTAAAAACAAAAAGTAATATGGAAATCGGATTCATCATCATCATGCTATGCCTGGTTGTTATGGCCAGCACATTCATCTATCTAGTTTACCACCATGGCCATCGCTCATGCAAGAACTGCAAGTTCTTCCGTCCTACGGAAAACAGTAAGTATAGCGGAACATGCAACGGCTTCGGTCATCATCGCTTCCACTGGGAGTGCTGTGGAGAATGGAAACGTAAAGCAACCAACCAAGAGGATGAACTTTAAAATCATGCATCTATGGGCAATTACATCAAACAAAGCCTGATGCAGCCAACACCATCAGTTGCTAATCAGGAGAAAATGAGGATGTGCAAGTTCTGTGTACATAGCCACATCAGCGACCTCGGCTACAACCATTGCTGGAAGTCAGATAGTGTTACGTATAATGGAGATTCGCCTACAGGCATCTGTAGCGCATTCAGAGATAATCGGATTTGGAAACCATATTATTTCTCTGGTCTCATGTCACACTACAGGGGGAACATCTGTTGGGCAAGACCAGTGTATAACTCTCCCAAAAAGGGCAAGAGCCGTATTTTCAAATACGAAGTCATCGACCCGATAGCCTCAACAATAGCAACCCTCTTGCCAAAGAAGTTCGCCAATGAATACATTCCAGCCACTCCTGGCTCCAAACCTCCATATACGATGAAGGAGTATGAGAAATTTGACACCTATTGTTTCGGGGGCTACGACCCACAGCTAACCGAGAACCAAGAGGCAAGAAATTACAATGAAGCTCACTGGCAGCAAATCCTTGCTCAGGAAGCAATAGAAGAACAATTAAGTAAAGCCACCGTTCCCAGCGATTCCATCGCTGGTCCCTCAAAAAGAATATAAGCGTATGACAAAGGAAGAATATGAAGAAATGCGTAACACCATCGACTCCGTAGGCGAATACTTCAATTCCATCGAAGAGCTAACCAAGGTCAGAAATCTTGTAGAAGAAGTCGATGCATCAAACAACATGGCTATACTAGAAAGCCCTGTAAAGCTGGATATATCCCTCCAGGGAATATGCCGTGTTGCAAACGAAGACATCACCAAGTATCTCGATGCAGAAGCAATCTGCTACATCAGAAGTGCCATCCTCCGAAGATTAAATAGACGTATCGCATTCTTCGAAAATCAGATAGAAAACATTAATTACACCAAACGTAAAACAATGAAAAAGTAATGAAGATAAAATTAATCAAACCAACAAAGTGCGCTCAGGATGTTCACGAAACGACAAAATATCCACGCCCATGGTTTAAGCCGAAGCCAGAGCTTCCAGCAGGTACGATTTTGGAGGTGAGTGATGTATGGTTGAATTTCTATGGTCAATATTATCGCTGTATATTGCCAGAAGAAATGAAAGATAAAGGCTATTCCCTTCCGTGGTACGACATCCCAATAGAGAATGCTGAAATATATAAAAGTTAAATTTAAATCATAACAATTATGGCTGTAGTAAATGTAGATTATTCAGAGTTCGAAACCTTGAAGAATCGAGTAAAGGAATTAGAAGAGACCGTAAAAGAGAAGGATAAGACCATCGCTTCCCTCAAAGAGGGTTCCAGAGTTATCATCCGCGAGAAAGTGCAAATAGAGTACGAGAGATTCAGTGACCCATTTCGTAGAATGCATGACTGTGCAACAGACCCTTTGTATTCACAAGATGATAAGCCAAGACGCACTGTTGAGACCTCTGAGTCTTACGTTGGCTTTGAGGATGTGCGCTTGAAGGTTGAGGAGCACATGAAGGACGAGGTGAAGCGTAGCATCCAACAGCGAGACGAATCACGTGCAAATTACGAATCCTCTGTTCAGAGATACAATGAGAAAGAGAAAAAGTTGGCTTACAAGGAAAAGTCTCTCGATGACCAGTACGCCCAAAAGGAAGCTAATCTCATTTCTGAATACAAGGAGAAGGGTAAAGCCCTTGAAGCAGACTATCTTGCCAAGGGCAAGGAGTACAAGCGACAATTGGAAATAGACTACAATAATTACATAAAGAAAGCCGGTCGCTTGCTATCCATCAGTGATAGTGCAAAAGAAGCCCTCTCTCTCCTCAACGCCAATCGCTTCTTCAAGCCAAAGGGCGTAGAAAGCATTCTGGCAAAGATAATTCAAAAGTGTGAAGATTAGCCAATGGACAGAATACAGAACGAAATCAGTAAGCTTCGTCATGAGCAGCATTTGAGTGAAAGACTGCAAACTGCCCAACTTCGACAGATAAAGCGTGAGCACGATGGCCTCCACAAGTGGATAACCATCACCCCACGCCTCAAACTCCTCTGCCGAATAGACGAGCAAGGCAACCTCCTCCCAGAGGAGCTAGACCGCATCAAGAAAGTTAAACAAACATTAGGTATCAAATAAACTATGAGTGAAGAATCAGCATTATCCTTTCGCAAGCTAGTTTCAGCTATGCGAACAACCGAAAAGGAGTATTGGGCACACCGAGACAAGAAGATGCTTCGCCAATCCATTGAACTGGAAAAGCGTGTCGATGATATTATCTTGAAGGCAGATGGCTCAGCCGTCCCTCAGAACGACAACGGCACCTTCTTCCTTCTGGTAGCAGAACTTAGAGCCTCAACCATCCAATACTTCCAGGAGAAGAAGAAGGCACAGCCCGACAAGGAGCTGGTCAATACTCTCTTCAATACCATCAAGGAGAAAGAAGCCAAGCTAGATAAGATGCTCATCCGCCTCCAAGACGAACAGATAAAGAAAGATGGCTACAGCATCCACTACCAGGTGATGGAACGACTGCCAAGAGCACATCAAGCTCGCCCAGTCTTCAGTTCCATGGATGAGCAACTTGCCAAGGTAGAGTTGGATGACCTCTACCGCCATCCCGACCCTCCTGGCACTATGTATTTCATCTGCAAGAAATACCTTGGCAAAGACGGCAAACCTCTAACAGAAGAAGAGGTAGACAAAATTATTAATAACAATTTAAATTCTTAAGATTATGGAAAAGAAAACAGAAAGTTTAAAAGTTAAAGTAGACAAAGCCATTGCCGAAAAGATTATTGGCACAGGTAACGGTTCATCCCTCCGTTCTCGTACTGGATCATGGTTCGAGTGCAAGGTGCGCTATGAGAAGACTCAGGACGATGGTAGCGAGAAAATGGTAAACGAGTTGTACGTGGTCGATGCCCTATCCTTCACAGAGGCAGAAGCAAGCATCATTGACAACATGCAGGTCTATGTCTCTGGTGAGTTTAAGGTTGCCAACATCAACCCAACTAACTACAACGAGATTTTCTTCTCAGATATTTGTGACGATGATTTATGGTTTAAGGCACGTTTGGCTTTCATCACCATTGACGAGAAGAGCAACAAGGAGAAGCGTTCCTATGTCAACTATCTCATCCAAGCCAAGTGCATCGAGCGTGCAAAGCGTTACGTTGACGAGGTTATGGGCAAAACCATGATAGACTATGAGTTGAAGAGCCTCAGCGAGACCAAGATTCTTGATGTCTTCGAACATAAAGCATAAGTTGCGCAAGTTATCACTTCTGTTCCGCACAGAAGTGGTAACTTAGCCCACATTATTAATATATAATATAGTACAATATATGAAAAAGTTGAAACGTTTCATCATTTATCTCCGTCTCTTGTTCATCCGCAAGATGGGCTACACCCTCCCATCCCTCAGAGAAGCTACTAGCGTTGTGCCTGGAGAGTTTTACGACCTCTTCGGGCGCATTGTCCGTGCTGTACCCAACAAGGAATCAGCCTCACCACTGGCAAAAGGCAACTTTGAGTATGAGGAAGTCCCAGAGCATTGCCTTAACTGCGATTTGTTCAAAGAGCACATTCCTTGCTCCTTCAATCATCGTATGCCCAACGGCTGCGATATTTGCGACAATCATCATTTCGAAATCATCTGCATCAACAGAGGTAACATCTAAAGCATAATGAATATGAAACAGCAGAAGTCAAATTACAAGCTCGACAAGAAGACTGGCCACCTTCTCGAAGTCCCTTCCAAGAAGCAAGTACGTGAGCACGTAAAGAAGGTACGTGAGCAGACTAGCCAAGAGCCTCAGCAACCAATCACAGTGCATGAGACCCAAGCCGACAAGAATTTCAAGAATGTCCAGAAGGTTCTCGACCGTATGCACGCCAAGGCGAAGCTCCCCGACTTCCTCCACATGGCACGCAAGAAGTTCCTTTCCACCGTCTGCGTTATCAACCACCCAGGCAAGCAACGTAGCCTCCTCCCCGACAAGAAAGGGCGTTATGTCATGCTCTGCCACCGTAAGATGGCAAAGGTCTTCACTGCCGATGTCTGCCTTCTCGTCAAGATTCAGAAGTCCACCATCGAGAAGCATGAATTGGCACCAGGTGGAGAAGAGATAACGGAGCATTGGCAAGATGGTAGCTGGAGCATCGTCCCATGCAGAGTGGACAAAAGCAACTACACCACCATTCAGGAAGTCCGTCTTCGCCCATGGTTCTTTCTCCACCGCTATTGGTACGAGATAACCTTTGATGGCAGGGTAGAGCCAGCTATGATGCTGCATGATTACAACCTCAACCCTACCCTACGCAAGAAACATTTCTATGTCACCCGAGAATATGTAAAAGTACGTAACCAGGATGCCGAAAACGACTACTTCCGTTTCTGGCTCCACAAACCTACAGATTATGCAGAACGAGACTGATATATTTATCCTCAACCGTCCACGCCCTCAAAAGCGTGGACTCACCCTCAACAAGAACGGGCGCATCACATTGCGTTCCTACCCTGTAAAGCTCTTGGGGCTACAGCGAGGCGACAAAATCGTGTTCTTCTGTCTCGGCTCTCAGATGTATATCACCAAGTCTTCCTCTCTTCCCGATGCCATACCTCTCTATGGGCGCAAGGCACAGCTTCACGGTTGCAGTGCTAGCACTGTCAAATGCCTCTTCCTCCACACCCTAGGCGTTCCACCTAACGCCCAAGAGATAGACTTGGTAGTCTCTGACCGTCTAGAGACCATCACCGTAGGCAACGACACCCTACAGGCATTGGCTGTAGTCAATCGTGCCGACCCATCCCATTGCCGGTAATTAAATATTAAACAATACACATTAAACTTTAATAAAGATGCAACAATCAATCAGATACAAAGGTCTCAGCCTCACACCCGATGAAATGGCAGTAGAAAACGGTGCGCTATCCCTCTGTGGCAACCTAGAGCTGCACGATGGCGCATTGCGCCCTGCCATCGTATCGGGCACACCTCTATCTCAGCCCCTCACCGTTAATGGTGAGGTGGCTAAGATATTGTATGTTCACGAAACAGGTAGTTATCACCACCTCATAGCCATAGCCTCATCCTCCATTTATTGGTTCATGCAGGATGGCTCTCTTGGCTCCTCCACCCCTATCAAGTCCTTCGACTACGAATCCACCGTGCTCTCCATCGACTCCATCGGCAACACCCTCATCATCGTGGCTACCGATGGCATCCACTATGCCATGTGGGAGAGCAATGGACAGTCCTCGTCCGATTACAGCTATAAAGGACAGAAGCCACCGTTCCTAGAACTTAGCTTTTTCTTCGACACACAGAATAAGCCAGAAGATTACGAACTTGGTGGAATTAATGCCAAGGGTAGCAAGGAAGGTTTCTACGATGCCTTCCAGCAGACCACCTATAGCTGTGGCGATGTGTTCAACAAGGTGAATGGCGATTCTTTCACCTCGGGCGACCAAGTAGCCAATATCAAGGATGATAAGCAGTCCGATATTACCCAGAGCATCTATGCCCTAGTCAACCGCACAAACAATCTTATCGCCAAGCAAGGGCGTTTTTACGCCTCCTTCTTCATCCGCTATTGCTATCGCATGTTCGATGGCAGCATGATTATGCACTCCTCGCCTGTTTTCATCCCCATTCAGGTGCCAAACAGCTATTCCGTTTATTCTGCCAACATTGGCTTCCCTAGCGAAAACTACAAAAATCTTACCGTTACTGGCGCAGAAGTTGGTTGGGAAGATTCCGCTACTTTCAACAGAAAAGATGCCAAGGGCAACGTTATCGAAGCCAGTATCTCCAAGTGTACCTTTATGTATCTCCCTCACAATATCGCATTGTCCTATGCGCTCCAAGGAGATATAGACGAATTGAAGCGATGGAAGGATATTATCAAGTCTATAGATATTTTCATCACACCTCCTGTTACCAATGTCGATACGAGTGCCAAGATTAGCGTTTTGGAAATGTGTCGGCCTAATTATGTCCTTAATGGTGAAAACGTACAAGATTATCATTGGACTAGCAACAAGGGCAAAAGCTATGGAATGGTCAGTGTTCGCTTCCCTAAGAAGTCTGACGATGATTATAACAACCAACTTAGTTCTGCTGGCAATGGTGATTCTTCCGAGTCGAATGACCAAAACATTTCAGCCTTTTACAAGATATGCTCCCTGCCAATAGACAATCTTACCAAGGCCGCTAACAAGGAATTGCCTGTAGATAAGGCTGCTGTATACCAAGTTTCCCTCCAAGAGCAGATGCAGGACGATTACAAGACACACAATTTCCTCACTGCCAAGGGTAGCTATGTCTATAACCATCGGCTCAATCTGTTTGGAGTGCAAGAACATCTGATGTCTGGTTTCAGTCGCAAGGTCATGTTCCCGAAGGGCAACTACCTTCGTTCGGCAGGCAATTTCTATTCTCATCTTATCATCAAGAAAATAGTGACAGAGCTTCATACCACATCCGGCACAAAATATGTAGAGAATGTTTTAGAAGAAGATGTACTCGACCGCATAGAACCATTCATGCTTGCCAATCTGGTTAAGTTCTATCCCGATTCCAGGGCTAAGAAGATGGTTTTCTTCTGTTCTACTGTCGATGCCAGTGCCGATGTTATCTATGCCTTTCCGCTCAAAGAATGCGAAGAGTTGAATGGAGCTATGCACATGGGCAACTTCACCGAAGAGATAACGCCCTATATCGTCACCTCCTACGATTACTCCGTAGATGATGTAGTCGATATGAGCAACAAGATTTACACCTCCGAGTCCGATAACGCCTTCTACTTCCCTCTGAACGGCATCAATACCGTGGGTATCGGCACGATCCAGGGCATAGCCTCAACCACAAGGGCACTCTCCCAAGGTCAGTTTGGTCAGTACCCATTGATGGCATTCTCCACCGATGGCATCTGGGCGATGGAAGTTTCTTCCCAAGGCACCTATAGCAGCATCCACCCCATCAGCCGTGAGGTTTGCAGCAATCCGAAGTCCATCACCCAGCTAGACCAGTCCGTGCTCTTCGCCACCAATCGCTCCCTCAGTCGCATAGCTGAGTCACAAGTGGCTTCCATGTCCGATGTCTTGGATGGACCAGGCTTCAATATAGCAAGCAACCTTGGCAAGTTCCTCAACTTCTTCATTGCTGCCGAAGGCGATGATGCCGCCACCAAGACCATCAAGGCACAGATGCGCCAACTCATAGATTTCACCTCCTCGCCAATCGACTTCTTTCAGCGTTGCCAGGTTATCTACGATTACAAGAACTCTCGCATTTTCTGCCTAGATGTCAGCCAACTGTCCAAGGAAGCCTCAGCCGACACCGTAGCCCTCTGCTATTCCATCAAGGATGAAGCCTGGAGCACCTTCCTCATCAAAAACGTGCTCACAGCCCTCAACTCCTACCCTCACCCATACATTCAGTATCGAGACGGTAGCGTAATAGTTTTGGATAGCGGTTACGATTACGAGGATGATACCGAGTATCATGGCATCATAGTTACTCGTACCTTGAAGTTCGATGAGGAGAACGCTCCCGATGCCATCACAGGCTACATCCATTCCCTCACCTCTGGCACCGTGCCAGTCATGTGGCTGTATGGTAGCAACGATAACCAAAATTGGCATTACCTAGGTCGCCTAGGTGGCATGAAGTCCAGCTATATGTCCTCTCATAGCTATCGCTTCTTCCGTTTAGCCCTCTATCTTAAGATGAAGTCAATGAATCAGTACTTTGCCACTCGCCTCGAAGTTATCAGGCGTTTCAACAAGTTCTAGAAAAAACAGAGCCTTCGCTTTTTCAGGAATCCATCCCGATTTAGCGAAGGCTCTTTCCATAAACACCCAAAACAATGAAGAAAAAGAATAGCCACCGTTCCAGGCGATTCCATCGCCTGGTCCCAGATAGCCTCTTAAGTGAAGCTAGGTCTTCTCAGCGTATAGTTGTCACGGCTCAGCAAGTCGCTCTTGATGTTATTGTAGTCTGCCGTTGCGCTTTCGCCATACGTTCCTGCCTTATCCGAAAACTGGTCCATCAGGAATTGGCTCATCACGTAGTCCACGATGTAGCGGTGACAATGGCTCTTCAAGGCATCTGTCACAGCCACGTTCCAGTTCGGAATCTCTAGGTTCAGCGTCACGGTCTCATAGATGTTTTCCTCCCTGTCCTTACCTGCTTTGTTCACGGTAGCGGTCGTTTCGCTCTCCTCACCATCAATGATGGTGGTCACTACCTCCGTCCACGTACCGTTTTTGTTGTCCGTATAGGCATACTTTCGTATGCCCTTCACCAGTCGTTCCAAGTTGTTGTTGTCCTCCACTCTACCAGTGGTCAGATAACGCTGAGCTGCCAGCTTGATGTTACCGATGGCTTCCGTCACGGCACGATTGATGATACTGCGAGTCTCGTCACTGTCTGGGCTTTCGATGTTGGCTCTGATGTCCTTCTGTGCTTCGTCCACCATTCCCTGGCTCACTACATAGCATCTTGCAAGCACATCATTACATACCTGCTCCATGCCAAAATTCAATGTAATCAATTTTCTATCCATAATTGCAATTATTTATATTGATGAAAAATTATCTTAGTTCGTAAGGTGGCCTGCCTCCGCTCCAGTCCACATAGTCTTGGTGGAAATGCTGCGAAACAAAATCAGGATTTCGCTCAGAGCCTTTCAGCCCTCTCAGCTCATCCTTGGCTACCTCGTCCTCTTTTCGAGCCTCAGCATCCAATGTATTGCCATTCTTGACCGCTCCATCGGCACCTCTAGCCTCAGCGTTCAGAGCATTTTGAGTTTTGCCCTCATCATCCCCACCTCTCGCTGTTGTACCAGGAGAAGCAACGTTCTTGCCTACACTGTCCGAAGTTCTGGTTTCAGCAGATTGGGCATTCATCTGTTTATCAGAATCATCATCCACTCTCATTGAAGTAGAAGAACGATTGCTGTCCTTTCCTGCTTCATCTTCTTTTCTCTCGGAAGCAGAAGAGGATGAAGCATTCTTTGCAACACCATCCACAGCCCTTCTCTCTGTAGGCGAAAAATTGCTATTCTTTTCAACCTTATCCCCTACTCTAGCAACAGCATCCACAGCCGAAGAACCATCTTTCACGGTATCGTCAGCAGTTCTTTCAGCCTCAGCAAAGCTAAAGTCCTTCTTTAGCAAAACCTCCTTAATGGCGTCTAGGTCGCTCGCTCCCATGCTAGCATAGTCCGTATGGTTCATGTCTGGGAAGTCACTCAGCCATCCGGCAAGGATAGCATGTACCAGATAGTTCTGTATTTGGTTGGTCAGCACACC